TTCCCTCATGCCAAATCCAACTCTTTGCACATATGGCTTGCTTAAATCCATATCTTTTCATCCTATAATAAAACTCCTCATCCTCGTATCCGGCATAAGGATATGATTTTATAAACCCATTAACATTAGAAAACAATTCTCTATGACACAAGGCAGAATATAAAGGAACAAAAGTATCATCTAAAATAACATCTTCAACATGATCATCTATTTTCCCCTCAAGCCTTTTGTCGCCAATTTGAGGATTGTTAGACCTAGAAGAAACCAATTTGACTCCTTCGTCTTTAAGATTAGACATTGTCTGCATTAAAGCAATTAACCATTGTGAATTTTCAACAACACAATCTGAATGGACAAAACACAGCCACGGAGATTTACTATTTTCAAAACCAATTTTTAATGCGCCACCAAATCCAACTCGCTCATCCGTCCTGACCGCTGTGATGTACGGAACGGGATTAAAATCTGAAACAAAATTCTTATCAGCAGATGCGTCATCTACCAATATGAACCTAATTCGGTTGCTTTTAACATTTACAATTATACTATCGACTAAACGAGCAACTTTGCTTTGTTGATTATGGAAAGGTATTATTATATCTACATTAGAATTGAAAAACGCATAGTGCTTTACAGGGTTTGGCTTTGAAGTTTTCACTTATCCTCTTCACTTGTATTATTTGATTTTTTATTTACTTTTTTCTTTGTTGGCTTCTTTGTTGGCTTCTTTGTTGTTCGCTTCATTGACTTGACTGATTTTTTAGCAACCACATCCACTTCCGCACAACCTTTAGCCTTTAAAGAAACTTCGCCAACTTCACAATGAACTTTGTCAGTAGCATCGTGGGTTTTCAAGGTCATTTCGCCTTTGGAGTGGACGATGCCTTCTTTGCCGCACAAATCATCATCCGCATTAACTTCAACATCCACTTCCGCACAACCTTTAGCCTTTAAAGAAACTCCGCCAACTTCACAATGAACTTTGTCTTGTTCGCACAAATCATCATCCGCATTAACTTCAACATCGCCGCTAATATTAAAACCCCCTGAAGAATCAAACGTGGCACAATAGTGTGCGGTATCCAGTGTCGGCACGTTCTTGTCCATATTTTTTTTATTTGAGTCAAGTAGTGCCACCAATGTAGCATTGCTCGGTTTAAACTGGTCGCAATGTGTGAGATGGAGAATAAAGGATGATAATAATGTATCATTTAATTCTTCCAATTCATCTAACTCTAAATGAACAAAATCACAGAGCGACGATAAACTACTTAAACTAGAAAATGAATCTTTATCATAATTATCGCCAACACCCACCAATACAAAATTGCAATTCAAATCCTTTTTTAAATTATTACGCAACATTAATTCATAACAAGATTTTTGTTCTTCAAAGTATCTGTTTGTTATAATGACCAAAACTGGACTATCGCAATCATTTGCCACACGATCCAACAAACCAGTCAATACTGTCTGAAATTTAAATGGGCAAGGAAGAGTAAAATCATTTAATTCGGCAGAAAAATAATTTTCATTGATTTCATTCGATTCAACATCATACAAATCAGATTTAGGATTATGTAAATGAAATATAAAATCCTGTTTCAATTCCCTATAAAGCTTCCTAAGCGACCTCTTAATTAAATCGTCAATTCTGATCCCACTGACAGATTCTAAATTTAAATCCAGTGCAATTCCAATTACAGGTTTAATTTTCACTTTTTATTATCCTTACCGTATCTGAATCTGAGTGTTTAGTAGAGAATTCAAGAACAAGCGTATCTTTTAGACCCATCATTCTATGTCGCATTGGGGGCTTGACATAAAAAGTGTCCCCTTCATCCAAAACAATAATTCCTCTCTGCGTGGGGTCACGATTATCCCAAATTGCACAACCACTTTCTTCGGGAAAATCATCATCAAAGGAGTACCAAACTTTTAGTTTCCCCTCTTGAATATAAAAAGTTTCATCCTTTTGATGGTAATGGAAACTACACTTCTTCCCCTTCTTAAAAAAGAGTAACTTTCCGCAATACTCATCTTTATTGACTATCCAAGATTCCCAGCCCCATGTCTTGGAAACAAACTTTACAGGAACGCCTTTATACGGGTGCATTTAATAATCCTCTAAAATAGAATAAGCACCATTTCTTCCACTTAGACCTGTGACTCCTCCGCCAGGGTGAGTAGCCGCTCCGCACATATACAAGCCCTCAATAGGAGTTCTATAATCACAATAACCAGACACAGGTCTAAAACAATAAATTTGATTGGCCGACATAGCACCCTGAAAAATATTCCCCCCCGTCAGACCATATTTTTTTTCTAAATCTACAGGGGTTAAAACTTGTTTATGAAGAATCAAGTCCTTAATGTTAGGAGCATAATCTCCAACAGTTTCAATACAAGTATTAAACAAAGCATCTTTGTTCTTATTATTCCATCCTCCCGACAATTTATAAGGAGCATATTGAATAAAAATCGACATAATATGCTTGCCCTCAGGGGCAATAGTTTTATCTACCATAGAAGGAATGGTTATTTCCAACACAGGTTTTCGACTGAATTTTCCTTGTTTTGAATCCGAAAAAGCATCTTCAATATAAGAAACAGATGGGGATATATGAATTGTTCCATTTAAACAACTAATATCTCTACTTTTTCCGGCTGTGAACTCCGGCACCCCACTTAAAGCCAAATTCACTTTAGCTGACGCTGACGAATAATCAATTCTATTGACAGCATTAAAAAACCCATCCGGCAAGGGAGCATCTATTAATTTGTTAAAAGTTAAATTTGCATCGACAGAAGAAGCAACTACATTGGTCTCAAAATAACCATTGTCTGTCAAAACCGCCTCTACTTTTGAATTTTTAACTACTATTTGTCTAACTTCGGTCTCTTTTACGAATTCTACTCCGTAATTAATACAACACCTTTCCAAAGAATCCGCTAATCCTCCCATTCCTCCCTCTACATAGCCCCAGACGCCTCTCTGACCGCCTGCATTGCCCATAACATGGTGTAGAAGAACATATGCACTTCCTGCGTCTGAGGGGGACATGTGGGCGCCTATGACGGCGTCTGTGGCCAGCGTAGCTTTAAGAACATCGCTTTCAAACCATTCGTCCAAAAGATCCATTGCGCTACCGTTCATCAGTCTAATAGCATCTAGTGAAGCAAGTTTTTTGACCGCACGAGCAGATCTAGATAACCTAACTATATTTCTAATTTTATTTTTTACACTAAGCTTTCTCCACGGAGAAGGAAGCACCGGAGGGGATTTCTCCATAAGAGGCTCAAGAACCTTTGCCACATCCGTAAGATATTTTTCATATTCTTTATATCTTATTGCATCTTTGACACTAAATGACCCTATCTCTTCTATATTCCCTTTTTCATCATGCCCTAAGACCAAAGACTTCCCATTCGACAAAGGCGTAAAAGAAGAAGGATTGCGAGGAAGAATTTTAAAGCCATATTTCTTTAAATCCAAACTCTTAATTATTTTCGAAGAAAATAAACTAATGACATAGGCAGCGGGCGACACCTTGAATCCAGGCCAAAGTTCTTCAGTAGAACAGCACCCTCCCAACACGTCGCTTTTTTCAATGACACATACTTTGAGTTTCTTCTTTGCTAAAAACGCCGCAGCAACCAAACCATTGTGACCACCACCAATTATGATTACATCGTATTTCATTTTTTAATAAACCTATTTTTGAGTTTACGTGAACTTCCCTGACATAAATTGTACATCTTCCTCCAGTTTTGCGTAAAAGAATGATACACAATTGTAGAATAAAGTTTTACATCACCTTGCATTTTGGGAAAAAAAACTTGACTCCTAGGAAAATAAGAAAAATCAATGTCATTATCTAAAACAACTTTAGAAATGGATACCTCTTCTGTCCTCCATTTGTTCCCGTTTTTTATCCAACTAGACAACTCCGTGTCGCCACGCAAAATTTCCTCACATTGATTAGCCCACAAAGGGCCGATTCTTTTATGCGAACTATTATTAAACAACATGACCCCACTGTTAAATGGTACAGTACTTCCTAAAAAGTCACCACTCCAATCAGAAGGCATATGGCTCTCACAAGCAATAAAATCATTTTTTTGATTTGCATCAAATAATTCTTCTATATCTCTAAAAATAAAAGTATCCGCATCTAAAAAAGCAACCGACTCAGCCTCGCACTCACACAAATAAATCTTATTAATTAGAAAATATTCCAAATAATCTTTTTTCCAAGGTTTGTAAACAACCTTAACATTAAACAAATTGCAGAAATCTGTAAAGAACTCTTTGCCTTTGTCATACTTATCAAAATTATAATGAACCCCATTGAAGGATTTGCCAGTATTGATGCCTTCACTATTAAAAATGGTAACAGGAGTGTCAATGAGGTAAAGGTAGATGGGAATAGACTGATTGTAATTACGAAGCATCTTTATACTGTTCATAACCATGAACATATAAAATGGATGAGGATTAGAAAAATATACGCAAGCTCTCATGGAACTATGAGAGTCACTTTAGCTCAACATTCCAATATGCTTCTCCAAGAAAATGTTCCCAAGATTTAATTTTCACGTCAATGTCTAACATGTTAAATTTGGGCTTAAATGGTTTTCTCATAAGACTTAAACCAATTTCCGAAAGAAAGCTACTTCCTTTTTTTGCATTGCATTTATTGCAAGCAAGAACGCAATTGGCCCAATTAGACTTTCCGCCACGAGACCTAGGAACAATATGATCTATAGTTAGCTCTGAGGAATCAAGCTTACGCTCACAATACTGGCAAGTAAAATTATCTCTACGATAAAGATTCCTCCTATTAAAATAAACCTTCCTATTAGGAAGTTTATTATACCTTCCTAACACAATAATTTCTGGCACTCTAAAAACTAAATTAGAACTACTTATTGAATCTTCCCCATCACTTGGAACAAACTGGGACCAATCTTTCCAAGTAAACAATTGAAAGTCATTAACAGGGTCTACTATTTTCGCCTTTGATTCACCATCTTTATAAGCAGAAAACACAAGTGTTATGGCTCGTTTGAGAGAAACTGAACCAACCGCAACCCATGACTTATTAAGAACCAAAACCTTCTTCTGAAGTGTCGCTGACATATAATCCTCCTATATTATATAGAATTATTATCTGACATCCTACTCCTAAGACACAGTGGCATCCAGCCTAATTCCATTTCATGATCAACAAACAATTGGCCTCCTAAAAACTCTTCCGCCGAACCAACTTTCCAGCCAGCAGCGTCAAGTTTTTTTTGTTTAGATTCTTTCATTTTGTATTTTTTACGATTGTGCCGATCTTGCTGCGACATTCCGAAGTAACAACAACCATGGCCTTCCTTGTCTGCGGGTTGTGGCGGCATAAAACATCTAACCCCCTCCGCACACCACGCTCGTGCCGCCAATTGGAAACCATCACATCCCCAACTGCGACCTATCGTCTTTGCTCTAAACAAATGACGTGCCCACTCAGTCTTTAAAAAATAAGATCCACTGACAAAATCAACTTCTGTTATCTTCTTAACGTCATCCTTGCCACAAACAATTTCAACTCCTTCTTCAATACGGGTGCTTTCCGACAGCACGCTTCCAACAGGCCCAATAATTCCTGGGGATCTCTCTATTGTTTTTAGACAATTTTCAATCCACTTATTTCCTAAAAAACAATCATCATCACAAACTAGAGAATAGTAAGTGTCGGCACAAAGAGAAGTCGCAAATCTTGATTTGAAGTCCCCAGTCGAACAAACAACTTCATCAAAAAGATTTCCCCTTGCCGGATATAAAGACCCCGGATCACCATTGTAATGAAGCCATATTTCTTTTGGCTTTATCGTTTGTGACCTTATGGATTGGCAAATACCCTTTAAATTATGAGGTCTGCCGCAACAACTTATAACCACAGTTACGTCGCCAGTCATATAATACCTCTTCCAATGAAATCTTTAAATCGATAAAATAAATAGTATTCACAATTTAGAATAGTATAAAAAATGAAATCACTTAGAGGGTATTTACTGGTTGCTTCGCCTGAAATTAAAGATTCCATTTTCGAAAAAAGCACAATATTAATATTAGAACATAGCCACAAAGGCGCATACGGAATAATAATAGATAAGTATTTAAAAAGCGCAACAATAGAAAAAATATGGGAAGAATCAACTGGCTACAAACAAAAATCAAATCAATTAATCAATATAGGAGGGCCAATAGATGGACCGATCATATCCATTCATACAAACAAAAAATTAGGAGAAGAATATATTACAAATAAAGTATATTTTACAGTAACAAAGAAAACAATAAATAAAATAATAAAAAAAGAAAAAACACTAAAAGTTTTCGCAGGTTATTGCCGATGGAAAACTGGTCAAATAGAACAAGAAATTGAATCAGGTTCTTGGTTTATATTTGAATCAAAATTAGAATATGTTTTTAACTTAAAAGACAGTTTATGGAACGAAATATTAAACACAGAATACCTAGAGATATTAAAAGCATCAATAAAAAACATACCTTTAGATCCTTCCTTGAATTAATAAAGATAAATACATACAGAACAACCTATAGCTATTAAGGATAATATGAAGAACTACTGGCTAAACAAGTTAAAAGAAAAAGAAAAAGAAGAATCAGAAGATAACGAAAAAAAAAGAACACAACTAGGCAACATCCTTTGGCATTCGGTTTATAAGAAAAAAAGCAAAGCATCAAAGGGTCTTTGGCTGCCAAACAATATAGGGAATGATAAAAAATAGCCCTATTTCGTCGGCACGCTTAACAATCGATTACAACGAGTTTGCCACTTCTATTGATCCCCAAGTTATCTGAATGCAAATCATCAAATGGCAACCCCATGTTAATGGCTTCGATAAGCCCTGCGGCTTCATTAAAGATTTGTAAAAAATCAATTATAACATCTTTCTGCCGAAAAGCTTCTAGGGCTAGTTGCAAAAAGGCAGCAGTTTCTCCATGTTTTTTTGCAGTTTCCAATCCATAAGGCATGATTCGAAGAAGTTTTGCAATATCATACTTGCTTTCTAAAACTTCTTTGTATTTGGCAGCCAAATATTGGGACCAATTTATATCAACTCTTTCTTTGTATGTAATCTGATTTTTTGTGCCAAAAATTTTTGCAACCCCGCCGGTAGCTTGAACTGCCGGGTCAGACATGAATTTTTCGCAGGAATTTGGATCATTCCTTTTTTCCATACGCATAACGATGTCGGGATTTTGTGTAGCATACACCGTAGCAAAATGACCACTTCCAATTTCTTCTTGAGGCACAAGTCCTTGGAGTTCCTCATTTTCAGATAATAACCATTCAAAGAAAGTTTTCATGGTATTATCTATGCGTTCAGATGAGCAATCGCCCTTTCGGTTATTTCCATAGTTAAACCAATTGTTTCATCGACTTGGAAAAAAGACCCTTCTTGTAAGTCTGCTCTTGGATCATCATCAAGAACAACAAACTTTTGAACTGCGTTGTTATCGAGCCATGATTGTATTTCCTTACTTCGGAATACAAAAGACTCATTAGGCGGATGCTCAATTACAGGGGTACAGTCAAAAATTTCAAGATCATGAGGGGATAGTGCCTTTTCTACTATTTTTTTATCGTCCTCGTCAATTCTCCAATTAGAAGAAAGGACTATTTTTGCATTTGCTTCTTTAACGATATGAGCCACAAGAGCAACACAGGACTCGTCAATGAAATGATCTCCTAAAATTTTGGCAGTTCGTATGGTGTTTAATACACCATCGATATCAAGGAAAATGATTTTCATAACTACGATTCCCCGTCATGCAACACTTCTGTGCATGTTGGCAATGCTAACACATCGGCAAAGCACTCCATTGTCGGCGTGGCAAGCCCAGACGACGTAAGTCCTTGCAGTGCAGGGATGTGTTTCCAGTTGTTCATGTGTTCATCCATTTCTTCGCTAAATAAGTCGATATCAAAACATTGAACTATTCCTCTAACGCATCCTGACAAAGAACTTGCGTGGCTCATCCTCCTTGCGGCGTCCTTTACACAATATTCATCACTAAATCTATTTGATTGATGCAGGTTCAATCCCTCAAACATTATTGAGCCATCTTCGTCAAAAATAAAATTCGTTGCCGTTCCTGCTTCATCGGCTGCTGTTTCTTCAATATTCAGAAGCATCATTGAATGTGGACTAAATCGTTCATAAATCGTTGAGTATTCAAGCATGCCCTTTAATGTTGATGTCTGTCGGGGGTGATCCAGCGATAAATTGGGTTTATGTTTGAACTTTGGCGCTTGTTTGAAAACAATGAACTTGTGGATTACCATTTTACTCGAACCCTGCGAACCCTGATATTCATACCTATCCATATCATATGGGTGCATATTATCGTGTGTGTCTTGTACATCTTTCCAACTATTGGAGAATCTTGGTTTATTGTTTTTTATGTTTTTAGTAATCTCCCGAACCGCTTCGGCGGCTTGGGGCGTTGTAACAAATGCTTGTGGATTTTTGTGGTCAAGATATGTAGCTTTCCAGAAGGCAGAGGCTATCAATGCGGAATCAAAATGTTCTATTGCGTGCTCAGTCTTATGGCTCGCTTCCAACGACAAACTCCCATAGGCGGAATTCAATGCGTGAAGCTGGGCAACTTCGTTGTCACTAGTTGTTGAGAGGTATGTAGACCACGCATCATCGTCAAGTCGGTCGATTGCAGGCCCTGATCCATCCATCATCAAGTTTGGATTTTTTTTACACACTCTGTCGATAATCTCATGCGTGCAACGAGTTCCTAATTCAATAGAATGAAAACCTAGCAATTGAATCACGCTGTGTTCTATATCATCATGGCCATACGCTTCGTTAATTGCATATAGACCATCTTCGTACCTAGACTTAAAATCATCCATTTTGCCATTCTTTTGTAACCATCTGTAGCAACCAATGGCATTGGTAGTTTCATAGCAGGCATCTAAAAACTTTTTGCATATATCCCTCCATGAACTATTGCCTCGAACATAGGAAAAATGATTGATAGCAACATGAGCCGTGTTGCTCATCATTGGGTACAATACTTGTTCGTACCAATTCATATACTTAAAATTATTGTTGCCGCAATAGTCTAAAAAAGCGTATTGAATTTTCCCCTTTAGGTCAGACCATACAAAACCATTTTCGTTGTAATCACATTTGCTGTTTTCTTTCAGTGTGTGGATAGACTTGTGCCAAAACCTCGGTGACTTGTCGAAACTAGGGACACTGTCGTAGCCCATTTCCTTAGTCGTGTTCTCAAGAATTAAGTCAAAGTTAGAGGACAGGATGTCCACTACCTTTATTTTTTCGCCATTTTCTTCAACACTACCGACTGACACAAGAACCAACTGAGTGTGTTTATCAATTAAACCCTCATTCCAAGCCTGAACTATGTCCATTAACTTGTCGTGAACTATGAACAAGCCAGCGTTAATGGCTTTAGTTATCGGTTTGCCATTGGCGTCAAGCCTGTGATAAGCATAACTCCTAGACTCCTTCTTTTCTTCGGAACTATAATCCTGAGTCAAAATCTCTATTGGATCTTCAGAAAACTCAATCGCCTCAATAGCTTCCTCAATAACATCCTGCTTATCGATGTTTTTTTTCATCGTGATTAAGCCATCATTAGCCGAACCGTTGTGGACTGTGAAATGCTCGCCCAATTCACTACAAGTTTTTTCTGAAGCTATCATTTTTTTTCTGACAACATCAAACTGTTTTCTGACAACATCAAGATTCGCTGGGCTGGGAATTGTTGAGTCATGCCGACGATTTAAGGAAATTATTTTTGAAAAAACTTCTTTGGACTCCTCAAGTTGGTCGATAGTTGTTCCCAGTGTGTCCAATTCTCTGAGTGCTTGACGTATGTCGATTAAAACATTGGAACGTTTAGACCTGTAAGTGCCGCCAATAGTATTGCCTGAATATTGATCGCTCATTTTATAATTCCTCCTTGCCTTCATTGTGTGAGCGGAGTTCCAACCAACAATTTTCGATGATTGTTGACCCCATCAAAACTATGAATTTTGTTTGTTCAACTGTTAGTTCTACAAAGCGGTTCGACGACTCCTCATAGCATTTTCCTTCGGCGTAACTCAATCTCAATTCTTCTGGACTAATATCATCATACATACCGGCCATTTGTGAAAAGTAGCTTGCCTTACACTCGATCTCGTCGTCCGACGATATCCACGGCTCACACTCAAGTGCAATATCCATCAATAATCTGTATAAGTTATTAAACTCATTAAGATATTTAGACGCTTCATAAGAGGCATCAATAGCGGAGGCAGCTTCCCATCTGCAAAATCCTTTGTCGTTCAGGCTGCCCAGCGCTTTGCCGAATTCGTTCCAAACAGTGTTCTGAGCTTCCTCATCATATGCCGACGAGACACACGGCTTCGACAAGGTACCAAGAAATGCTGATCGTAAGAAGAACTCATTGTACATTGTCCACGCTTCATCTTTATCTAAAATATTCATTAAAATTCTTCCTTGATTTTAAGCCAGTCGTTTCAATAAACTCAACACAATATATCCGCTTATCAAAGTTCAATGTGGACTTAATAATGTATTATCCAACTTAATAACGTATTATTGGGTTTGACACCGCATTTCTCGACTTTTGCAATGATCACAAATAATGCTTTATTCGGAATCAATCATTTAGTTTTACCAACCACGACACACCAAAAGGCGTCTCCCTGTCTGGTCTTGGCAAATCCCACACCAATTTCTTTGTAGTTTCCTAAAATAGTCTTCCTATGTCCGGTGCTGTTCATCCACCCCCTAACAATAATAACAGAATTAAAACGACCCGGACCAGAACGTGGTGCGCCATGAGCTATTATCTCGCCAACATAATCGTTGGCCTTGGGATTCGCTAAAACATCTACTTGTAAATAACCATACTTAACAGCCCGATTAATTGGATGCCAAGTAGACTTACTCCACACTTCCCGTGTATTAATTTTTGGCTTTTGTCCCTCAAGATGAACCATCCGATAATTATTTGCCATCCAATTCGCATGATGCTGGGCGGCGTGCGACAACTTGCTATTGGGAACAAAGGCAGAAAGATTAGATCTGTTGCGATAACTGTTGATCTGAGATATTGTCGCATTGCTAACATCCTGCGCTTGCGACACAGAAGCAAAAAAAAGAATGACCCAAACAATTAGCAATCTTCGCATATCAATTTCCTTTATTCCAATGATGTTCTCGACATCTTATTCATCTCCTTCAGCTAAAAATGGAAACGCTTGTCGCCATTCAGTCTTTGTCGCCCAACATGCTTAATGGAAAAATCATCAGGCGCACTTTTGAAACTTTTCCTTAATTTACTTAAAGCTTTACCACACGTTTGACTAATTGCGGCTCTGGTTACTCCCAACCGACGACCAATCGACGCAAACGTCTCCCCCTCAAGATAATGACTAACAATCACATCTTTGTTTCTTCCTTCTAAACCAGAAAGCAATTTCTTAATATCAACATTGTCCTCTTTAATAACTTTTCCTTCTAAATCATTAATTTCATCTATAACTAAAAAATGTTGATTGATTCTATTTCTTTTCCTGATGCCATTAATGATAGCATTGTTCATGCAACGATAAGCATATGTGGAAAACTTAGCTCCTAAATCAGGATTGTAATTTTCGTTGGCCTGTATAAGTCCTATACAAGCATCGGAAAATTCATCACTATCTTTAACTGGCTGGCCGTTCTTTACATACCCATAGGCCACCTTGAGAGCTAATTTCAAATTAGACTCAACACCAATGTTGTTTTCGGCGGGTAATATCATGCAATCGCTCTCTGCGCAAAAGTACAAGGCGGCGAAAGTGCCGTCCTGTGCTTCTTTCGAAATCCTTTTAAGGAAATCACGCCTTCATCGAGACAAATCCGCCACCATGCTCATCGATCTCTTCAAAACGAATCCAGCAGTCCTCCGCTGGCATCTTGAAAACAAAGTTTTTCAGACAATTAAATGATACTTAATAATATCGTGTTGTAAATAAAAAAAAATCCCCCGCCAACTGACGGGGGATTATGACCCCAACGGGACTCGAACCCGTGTTACCGGCGTGAAAGGCCGGTGTCCTAGGCCGCTAGACGATGGGGCCGCATTTTTATCCTAATAACACATAAATAATCTACCATGCAACAATATAAAATAAAACATTTATACCTATCTGTTATAATCTATTTCCTACTATTCATTACGGAATCAATCGCAGGCGAAGCAATAGTAGAAGATCATATTGAGGTCCCTGACAGCGTGGCAAAAATACATAAGATCCTCGAAAAAAACCGACTGCATATCATTCAAAGCAACGGTGTAAAGATTTTATGGCATAAAAAAGATAAAATCCATGTTCAAAAAATAAAGAAAATTTTCACCTTTAGTCTTAAATGGAACTTCACTCTTAAAGAACATACAGAGATTAAAAAAAATGGAACAGTAATATATTCTCTTGAATTATCGGATACTCAATGTCCTATAGAAAAACAATTAACAAAGATAACTATATCTCCAAACAAAAATGGATCTAAAATATCTGTATATCTTGAAACTTATGTAAACAGTAGATTTGCAACTAACAAAAAAGTTAAAGCAGATAATTTGAAATCTATAAAAGAAGCAATAAACAAAATCAAGCTACTTCTAAGAAGCAAAAAAGTTATATCTTCTCAAAAACACTCATCAACCCAAAAGCCCCAACTATCTTTTGCTTCATAACCTTTAACCCAGAGTCATAAGCAAATCCCCTAAACTCAGACCGACTATACATTGAAACAAAATCTTCTTCTATCTTTTTCATAATTCTATTAAAAACAAATAAAGGTAAAATATTAAGATCAGAAATTATAATTTTACCTCCAACCTTTAATACCCTTTTCATCTCCCTAACTGCGGCCAACGGATCAGGGAAATGGTGAAAAGCAGTTGTGCAAACAATATAGTCAAATTTATCATCTTCAAATGTTGTATCATCAGCATAGGCATGGCGAATGTCAAATCTGTCTCCGAACTTAGCCTTGGCCTGCTTAACCATCTCTTTAGAAGCATCTATACCATATAATTCAATATCCCTCTCATCATCTCCAAAAACCTTACGAATTTTATTGAAGGGAATCGAACGTGACATTAATTGAATAAAATGCCCAGTGCCACAAGCAAGATCTAAAATGCTGCCGCCCGCAACGTTTACTCGATTAAATTCATCATCCAACAAAACCTCCGACAAAACCTTCCTCTGAATGTATCTATTCCACTTAACAATTAGGGACTGATCGTAAGTATCCGCCCAAGAATCAAAACGTTCATGCAAAACATAAGCCATCATGCATCCTTAATTATTTCTTTTCTAAACAAATAACAATCCTGTGAATAATCTTCGTAATACTTTGGAAAAACTTCCACAGCCGAAAAACCTAACTTTTTAAGAAAATTTTGTGCGTGAAGATTGATATCCCTTAATCTAATTTCTATAAACTTTCTTTTGCCGAGATGTGCAATTTTTTCTTCCATCCTCTCAACCAACTTAGTGGCAATCCCCATTTTTCTATACAAAGGATCTGTGACTAGCGTTAAAATATCATAGCAATTTTCAGATAGCTTATAAGCAATAAAAGCTACAACCTTGCCTTCTTTCTCAAAAACATTTCCAATTACATGACGTTGTCGCAATGAATCCAATATATCTCCCCTATTCCACATCGACTGGCCGTCATGAAGCTCCAGACGTGCTATGGAATCTAGATCAGTTTTGACGCACCATCTTATCCGATCATCACGACCGTTCCATGAATCCTTTTCTTTTGTTGCACCTAATTTGTTCATTTTTAAGCCCACAATGTTCCCACAGCCAAAAAATTATCTTCAGGATTCTTTTTGGCCGGTTTAACTAATATCTTTTTAACATCCTTAAACCCAGCATCTTTAAATGTATTCACCCATCCCTTGCGAGAAATTTGCGACGGAGCCATACGGTGGTCGCCAGCATAATGAGTTGTAACCATTTGTATTCTAAAATCAACAAAACCAAAAAAAAACCTTTTAATAGCTACTTCTGTTTGCCTAACATATAAGTTGGAAAAAAGAGTTTTAGAAAAATTATTTTTTTCTATAGAATAATCCATCCCAGCCCGAAGTAAAATTGTAAATAAAGATCTTCTCAATTCACATTCTTTCCAAAAACAAGAAACGCTTACCCAAATTACACTATCCTTGTTAGTTTTGCTAAAAATTGATCTTTCCTTATAATGAATCCCCAACACCTTCTCAGCCTGAAGTATGAATGCAGCAACAGATTCGCCTTGCCCTTTTTTATGCACAAAATATATCCCATCTACACTATGAGAAAATTTAACAGCAAACTGTTCACGGCACTTAACCCAAGAGATCTTTTCTCCGTCAACCGCATATGCCCCCGCCGTTAGGGACGCATATGGCGAATGAGAGGGATCGAATTCTTTTTTTCTACCAAAGTTAATCAACATAATATAAGATTATAAAAAAAACAAAAACAAATCAATGCGAATATAATTCATCATTTTGACTCAAGCCACTCGCCGCCGTCACTGGAATGTATTCTTATTTTGCCCGTTTTAGTTACATATACTTGAATCACAGATTTAGGAGTTTCAACACCCAAAGTCACCCAACCCTTCTTTTCATCAGAAAACAGCCGTGTTACTTTTGCGGCCCCATACTTAAAACCATATTTAAGCTCCTTATATTCAATAAAATTGTCGTCTATCATCTCACGCTCCTGTGGTGGTACCGATTAACTTAGCCGCCCAATAAGAATAGTGCCTCACTTTACTCAACACCTGATTATCATAATTAGAATGAACTGAGGGGTAATGATTCCTCAAATAAAGAAGCGACTTTTTATAAAGCCTCATCCTTTTTTCTTCGCTAACCAATGGATTTATTGTCTCAAAAAACAAATCATGCAAACCATTTTTAGATGCCCACTCATCATAACAAAAAAGAAAAATACTCCATGCCATAAGTTGAACCTGCTGACTAGAAGTTATAGGAAAAAATCTATTGCCTTTATTTAATTTGACCCAATAATCTTCATATTCGTCACTATGCAAATTAAATATTTTTATTGACTCGAAAAATCTATGCGCTCGGCAGCCGTTGTGAATAGGTCTAAAGTAATTAAAAACATACCTGCCCGGATGAAACTTCCCTTCTATCCATTCAAAAGAAATAAAGAAAACTTTATTCGGAGAAAAATTATCCGTTGGCCCCAAAAATATGCATCCTTTCTTAGCGTGTAAAGGAAGCAACGCATCAATGCCGTGTCTATTAAAATATTCTTCTTGAAGCCACATTTTATTTAATAGGTAGGGAAAATTCTAGGTTTATAGATTCCCCTAGAAAAAATATGAGAAGGACGAGTCAAACCATTGTCGGATTCTATTTGCGAAGGCCTCTGCATCTTATGGTAGCCCTCCATTTTTTTATCAGAAGAAAAAGATGGAGGACTTAAAATGATTGAAACTATAAAAAAAATTAGAACTTTCACTCCAGCCAGCCCTTGGGAAAAATAGATTGCATAAAATCAGACACATGCACCCACCTACACTTGTCCTCATGCCAAGCAATTGGAAAATCATTGGGCACCGTTTCTAAAATATCAAATAAATCGCCCGGAGATTTAGACCTCTCCAAGGATCTTAAAAACATTAATGGATGAACACCATCATATCTTTTTTTAAAACCATTTAAAAGATCACTATCATCATCTTTTAAAATCATTACTGATTCATTTTCCATTTTCTATATAACCAACAAAATAGAACGCCGCCAACTACACCCATTATAATGCCAGAAGGCTGAAAAGGATCTCCGTGTCCAATGGACCAATTAACAAGACCACCGACATAACTTCCAGCGATGCCAATCCCTACGGTAGGCAAAAACCCAACCGGATCTTCCCCTGGATGCAACGACTTAGCAACAAGACCAACAATAAGGCCGTATATGACCCATCCCAATATAGAAAGCATTTTGAACCTCCAGTAAATATTAAATTCTATAATTTATATATCACACATCCATACAAATACATTATTGGGAAACAGCTTTTATGCCGAGATAAGAATCAGGAGTCTTATCATCAAAAACGTCTCTAGAGACATCATTCATATAAGTTTTAAAAGAAACATCAAAATCACTAAAACCATCAAATCCAAACACTTTAAGAGATTTTTCAATATCGCCACGACCTGCTTCTTCAATAAAAGAAAGAAATTTAACTTGTCCAAATTCTTTTCTTAACATCAAACAAAGCAAAACACTTTCATCATCAAACAATTGCTTGTGTTCCACACTCAATTTCTTATATTGCGACCTATTAATGTTGAAAATAGATTTTCCAAAATACATTGGTTTATCTTCTACTATGAAACCATTGACTCTCTTTGCTCCTGCTCTGATATCAGGCAATGACTGAGCAAGCAGCGACATCCCCTTGCTGGCCCAAAAACATCCATAATCTTTTTTGGAATAAAAATGAGCCTCGGAAACTGCCACAGAAATAGGAACATCAATAGAACTGCCGTCTATCAAACACCAAATTATCGCCTGTGTGCTTCCATCACCATTTTTTCTAATCTCTACTCGTGTTTCATCAATTCTAAACATCCTTTCAAACAGGCCCTTGTCTTTAACCACCATAATTTTGCACCTATTCTCGAATGCTGAGTTTTTTATACCCCACTTAGAAACTGCCGCTTCTTTGATGTTCTCAATATTGTTAAACAAATAATCTCCCTGATCTTTGTCAATACTTAATATGACAAAGTTATTAGTCGTCCAACGATTCCACTTTAAATCGGAATCAGGAGATTGAGCAAAAGAGGAATCGCAAACGCCAGCGATGGCAAAGAGAAAAGCAAAAACAAATATAAAGTTTTTCATAATTAATGTTCCATAAAATTAAGAAATTTAAAAGAAGACCTGTAGAGTCGATCACTTTTTCTTTTTACAGCCTGTTGCATTATCCTTTTAAGAAGCCAACTTTTAGTTTTAAACATACCCTTACTTAAAATATAAAACTTTTCTTTATGACTCAGTCCAAGGATATTAAGAGTTTCCGACAAAGAAACAGAAACCGTATTCGATGGCATATGCAACTTTTTTTTACAATTATCAACAAAAGTAACAAAAAGTCTTATCCAATTAATAATATCGCTTTCATTCAATGTGCCTTCCGGCATGCGGAATTCAACAGTCTTCCTGTCAATTAGACCTTGCAAAGACGATTCGTAGTTCACTAAATTAAGAGTAAACATCTTATAGAAATTATCATGAGCAGATAAGTTTCTTGGTTTATTGATAGTCCAGAAATAATCAGGAGAATATTCGTTTCTTTTATAATGTGCTTGCAATTTGTTAATTAATTGGCAAAATACCCCATCAACACGCCACGAAGGTACTGCGAAGGAAAGTGTATTTTCTATTTTAATCCAATATGCCAATAAAATAGCCATATCTCTCACGCTAAAATCTTCTACATTGACATGAACATGCAAACCACAATTTCTATTAATTTTTGCCCCAGTTGTCACTTTCAGGGCAGATGCTGTTTTAGAAATATCTAATGCATCCAAATATCCAGAACCAACATATGATGCTATCTCCCAACCAGCATCCTCTCCTATTCCGCAACTCGCATCACTCTTAACATGCCAATCACTATTGTTAATTGACTGATTCCAATCAAAAATTTTCACATCTTTACAATGAGAACTTTTTATAATAGAGTGAGCTATCGAATCTGGGCAAACTTCACTCCCGACCTCGATCTCAACTCCAAAATTCCTATAGGAATTAAATCTAACAAATTCAACTTCCTTAGTCATAATCTGCCGCTTCTCTCTACGGATGGGCTGCCTGAAATCTTATGATAAAGTAATTAAAAAACGTCACAAGGTCAATGTGCTTTACTATTCAAAAGGAAACTAAAAATGGAAAAAACCAAATTATCTAAAACTGCGCAGCAATTGGTGTCTCTAGGAAAAGGAATCCTTGCGGCAGACGAAAGCACCCCGACCATAACCAAAAGATTTAAGTCCATTAATACCGGATCAACGCATGAATTAAGAAGGGCCTATAGAAATATTCTTTTTACAACAGAAGGGCTAGAGCAGTACATCAGTGGCGTCATCATGTATGATGAAACTATAAATCAGAAAACATTTGACGGAACTCCATTTCCTAAATATCTATCAAATAAAGGAATCTTGACCGGAATAAAAGTAGACAAAGGCGCAAAAGAAATGGCCCAACACGAAAGAGAAACATTAACAGAAGGCTTAGACGGATTAAGAGAAAGGTTAAAAGAATACAAAAGACTTGGCGCCTCATTCACCAAATGGAGAGCAGTTATCTCCGTAGGAAAAGAAATCCCGTCTTACACCTGTATTCGTGAAAACGCCATAAATTTAGCTCGTTTTGCAGCAATGTCCCAAGAATGTGGATTAGTGCCAATTGTCGAACCAGAAGTTCTCATGGACGGCAATCAAAATGTTGACCAATCTCTTGAAATAACAGAAAAAGTATTAAAAAACACGTTTTCAGAACTACACTTTTTAAATGTGTTTTTAGAAGGAATGATTTTAAAATGCAACATGGTTCTAGAAGGATACAACAGTCTCAATGCTGACATTACAGGAAGAGAAGTTGCAGAAAAAACTTTAAAATGTATATCTAGAACCGTCCCCCCAGCCGTACCAGGCATAGCCTTTTTATCAGGCGGACAAAGCTTCGAAGACGCCACAAAACATCTTAATCTCTTAAACAAGTTAATCATTCCAGGCATAGGGAAATGGCCTTGGCGATTATCATTTTCTTATGGACGTGCCCTGCAACAACCTGCGTTACAAGCGTGGGGCGGAGACATGGAGTTAAGAACTGTTAAAAAAGCACAGGCTGCCTTGCTCCACAGAGCCAAATGCAATTCAGAAGCCGCAATGGGAGTCTATCGATCTACTTAACAGTTTGATCTTGCATACCATGTGTATCACCAACATTGCCATGAACATCATATAATGGCGGAACATCAACTAAGCCAGGTGGCAGGCCGCTGCTGGTTCTAGGGTCCGGCTTCGGTGCAGGTTTAACTCGCCCAAAACGCATGACGGATTCAAGAACTCTAACAAGAATAATGCCAATGAATATAGAAAAAATCAAATTAATTAAAACCAACACCAATAAAATACAAATCAAAACAACCATAAATTATATCCTTACAAATATGTATCAAGCAAGGCAGATGACTCCGCCGTTGCTACCTCCCCGGTTTGGGAATCTTCTGGAGGAAGTATATGTCCCAGATCCACTTCAATAAACGCAGTTGAAGTCGTAACTTTCTCTTCTATTTTTAACTCTAAAGGATGTTCCTTCCAATAATTTCCGACAAATAACCGAATATCATCATTTATTATAGTATCAACAACAAAACTACTAGAAGCCGCTGACGAGGCTGTCACCGTGGTTATTTTACTTTGTGTATCAATTTCAAATGATGCATCAAGTCTTTGTCCTCTACTACAAAAATGACCTTTTGGAAACACCAAAACGACTCTAGTATCTTTATCTACTTCCGGCTCATGGTGATAGTGAACTAGAAGAGAAAACTTCCACGCATCATAGCCAAGATCATTAGATCCTATCTCAGGAATGCAAGACCATTCAAAAAGAACATCAAAAATTTCTTCACCAGAAATACTTTCATAGTGAAAATTATTTCTCCAAGAACCCGTAATAGAATTATAAATCAATTTAATATCGACTGGAAGGGTAAAAGCATTCCTTTGTATAAACTTCCCAAGTTTAGAGGCATGCAATAAATTATGTTTTAAATTAACCATAGCATTAACAGGGTCGCATCCACACAAATTAACCACATCAGGAAGATCGACAACATGTTCCGGGGCCTCGCCTGTACCAAAAAATACATCAAAACCAGAATAAGTAACATCATATTTAACTGACGTGGTCAAATCCTCAAAATACCCAGACACTCCGCCAGTAGTATCAATGTGGGAGGTTCCTGACAATGTCGCACCACCAGAACCAACATAACTATAAGAAGAAGATTCTCCGAGTATGGCCTCCCCAGAAATAGTAATCCCTCCCGAACTAACATAGTTCCTAAAAGGAACACCGGCAATTGCAGAGCCGCCTATTGTCGCACCTATCTTCAAATGATAAATAGACATTTCAACATAATCTATAAGAGCAGAAACCGACCCGGCAGCAGAAGAAGGCAAGTCATTCTTTGCAGAAAGAACTACTCCAAAAGTAGAATCATTTATATCGTCATAAGTTAAATCAAGACCCCAAGTGTCAAACGGAGGCCAATCGATACCGGGTACCGGCGTGTCGTTATCATCAAAACCATATTCTACAAAAGCAGGATCATAATAAGTTATTTCTAGAAAAGCTGACCCAGTTCCAGACTGATTTTGTCCAAAAGCACGAAATTGAATTTCCCAATCACTTCCAGCACTTGATGGGTCTCTAAAATAAACCACCATTGCGGAGTCAGGATGCGTCCACCCATCACGATCCACTATCTCTTGAATTACACTAGAAATATCGGGAGTCTCTATGAAATTTCCACTTTGAGTATTATCAAATGTCCAAGTCACATTAGATGTAGTGGGAACGGCCCCCGTAACTGCATGTGCAGTCAGGGGCAGACCGGCGTCATCAGAAGCGTTGGCACAAATTTTCGCAGTTTGCCCATTTGCATTGGTATTCCCATCAACTAGAAGTGTTATCTTAGCAGAAGTAATTTTAGCATCACTAGGAATATTGACATCCACAAATCTCATGAAGCTTTGGCTATCGTAGGCAGCAGTGTGCGACACCGAATGCGTTGTGTTCGTACTGTTGAACGCATACGAGCCATTAGCAAGTAATTTTACCGATCCATCATTTTGATAATTGGAAACACTTTCATCAATAGATGTAATCACTCCCCACGGTGGCGGAGAATACAGCCAGTTATTAGCAGCAGGGAGAATTTTATCATCTCCTTGAACAGTACCATCTTTAACCAACTTAATTGATTCATCTTTAATACTATCGCCACCTGTCTGGTGTTTATCAACAAGAACTCTCACGCCCATAATCGTATCAACAGATGGAATACTAAAACCAAAATTAGTAGATTTTAAGTATTTAGAAATAACTCCTGCCGACAAAACAACAGAAGCATCCTGTCCATCATTTGATGAGGCTGAGGAAGGAGAAGTCCAATCAACGGTTCCCACAGTTGCGTCACTAACAAATGTAGAAGCAGATTCAACAGATGTAGTAACATCATTTCCTATAACATTAAACCTTGGATAATACTCTCCCCCTAAAGAAATCCCGCCAGTGGCGGAATATGTCCATGATGGCGAGGCTACGTATACTTCTCCCGACATAACGGGTCCGCCAACTCCCGCATATAAATAAACAGTTGAATTAAATGGAAGAGAAGTGCCTCCCAACTCTAGTGGCACAAGGCCAACATAATTTGATATAAAAGCACCGGCCAAGCCGCCAAGACTAATTCCTCCACTTGGTATGATACGAAGCAAAATGCGAGGATTGGCAGTCCAATGTTCATCAAGCGACCCAGAAGACTGAATGCCGCCCGAACCAGAAAAAGAATATGCAGTAGATACCACATCATACACCCCTCCTAGTGCCATACCTCCTTCAATTGGGTTGTCTACACCACCACTAAAATCTGTTTTCGACATACCAACGTCACCACTATCTGTCAAAGAAACAGTAGTGTTGCCCACTGTTCCTTTAGTAGATTGTGTGATTGTTACAACGGCATTATTTGCTGCCGCTGAAAAATTGGCGTTTGCATTAATAAAAATTGCCAAAGCAGAAGCAGCTTCATTATTTGAAGCACCTAAATCCCAACTTCCATCAGAACCACCAGTAAAATCTGTTTTAGACATACCAGCGTCACCACTGTCTGTCAAAGAAACAGTAGTGTTCCCCGCTACGCTGCCAATAGATTGTGTGATTGTTACGACCGCATTATTTGCTGAAGCTGAGAAATTAGAATTTGCATTAATAAAGATCGCTAAAGCAGCAGCGGCATCAGCGTTTGAACTACCAACATCCCAGTCCCCGTCAACACCACCAGTAAAGTCCGTTTTAGACATACCAGAGTTACCACTATCTGTTAAAACAACCGTAGTGTTCCCCGCTGCTCCTTCAATAGATTGCGTGATTGTTACAACCGTATTATTTGCTGAAGCTGAGAAATTAGAATTTGCATTAATAAGATTTGCCAACGCAGAAGCGATGTAGCTCTCAGCATGTGTGCCCCAGGCAATATCAAAATCAATATCTACGCTTGGAGCGTTTGTCGCTCGCAAAGTCACCTTGTCTCCAGCATTAAGTTCAGCATAATCGGTTATTGTGACTGTGGCGGTTGCAGCAACATCAGAATCTACAGCAAAATCAATGTCTGTGCTCGGAGCACTTGTTGATCGTAAAGCGACCTTATCTCCATCATTCAGTTCGGCATAGTCAGTTATAGTGACTGTGGATGTGGCTGAGGTATCGAGATCTACAGCAAAATCAATATCTATACTTGGGGCACTTGCTGATCGTAAAGTGACCTTATCTCCAGTGCCAAGTTCAATCTTATCAATTATAGTAACTGTGGTGGTTGCTGGGCGTGGAGAATAATATCTTGGAGTAAAACTGGATACTACGATGGATTCCCCAGAAATAACCGGAGACGCAGTGCCCTGGTACGATTGTGCCGACGAAACTATTGTCGCCTGTCCTTCTACAACAACTCCATCAATCCCAACATAGTTACCATGAGGACGGGCAATTACAGCAACGGCGCTGCCTCCTAAATTCATATGCGCCATTATTCACCGCCCCCAAAAACAAACACCCTTTCAACTGCAATTGAAAAATTTAACTTTTTGTATATATGGGTAACATTATAGTCTATACATTCAGGAACATTAGCCCATACGACATGTGGAATGTCAGTTAAAGTTTGAAATTCCACTTCATTTGCATTAGGCACATTAGGACCAGATGGCGCTGCTTCTGTGGGGTCTCCATATATGTCAGAACAGCAATCGGTGTTGGGTGGTCCCAATGGATTACCAAATCCTTTAAGGTTTGCCCCCTGTGCCGGTTGGTTAAAAACCTGTATTTTGCAGATAGGCCAATAAAATTCCCTCTTTCTTAACTGAAGGCACAAATCACCCAGATCTCTTGCTAATATATTAACAACAAATCTAGACTCGCACTTAAGGCCAGCATTAGGATTGGGCGCTCCTGTGTCAGGAGTGGTTTGACCAGTGTCAAATCCAGTAGTATTCTGGCCGGGCACAATACAACACCCCTCAACACGATAATTCTTAAGGGGAAGTTTACCTACATTCCACTTCAAGGAAAGTTCGCTAACCACTGCCATCAAACAACTCCATAAAAAAAGACTAATAGTATGTATTATTTACTCTAGTCTTTCAAGAATTGCAGAGACTAAAGGATGCCGAACAATAGAATCTGAGCCAAATTCAATAACGCCAATGCCGTCGATACTCTCTAGTCTAGAAACAACATATGTTAATGCTACATCGCCCAACAAATCACTTTGTCGTGGATCGCCAGTAACAATTACTTTACTATTATCATTAAAACGACTTAAAAAAAGCTTCAATTGTTGTTTAGTAGCGTTCTGAGCTTCATCAAATATACAAACAGAATCATCAAAAGACCTTCCCCTCATATATGCTAAAGGAGCTACTTCAATAGCTTTCTCTATAGCCTCTTTTTGGGATTCAGAACCAGTCAATTTGGTTATTGCGTCAAATAAAGGAAGCATATATGGATTGACTTTTTCATCAAAAGTGCCAGGCAAAAATCCTAAGCTTTCACCAGCCTCAACTATAGGGCGAGTCAATATAATTCTTTTTTTTCTCTTAGAAAGAACTTCGTTTATAGCAAAAGCTGTTGCCAAATATGACTTACCCACTCCTGCGGGTCCTAATAAAAATGTAACATCATTCTCGCAAAAACAATCATAAGCTTCCTTTTGTGCAGGATTAAGGAAGTCTATATGAAAAGTTTTACGAGGACTTTTTTTGGTAGTTGGTTTTCTTGCCATCAAGTTATATATGATATAATAAAAAAGTTTAGCCCCAAATAAATTAAGGCTAAACCATACATCACAAATTTTGGCTCTAAATAGAGCTTGTGTTATTAAAAACGATAACCTTTTTCAATATATAACTCTATGAACTTTAAAACATTTATAGAATCAAAAGAACAAGATCAAGTAGAAAAGACTTTAGGGAAACTACCTAAAGCACACAAAGAGCTTGTGAAAAACTATAAAATAAAGTTCACTCCTAAGAGCACACTAAAAAACGACCCAAAACACATTGGTTCCATAGACGACAAAGAAATAATAATAGCAGCGCCTTGGAACTATGGAAGAGAATTTACAATACTGCATGAAATAGGTCATTTGATATGGGGCGAATTATTAAATAAAGATCTAAAAGCCAAATGGAAAAAAATAGTTAAAAAAACTAAAAACAAGCAAAATCAAAATTCCGAAGAACTATTCTGCATGGCCTACGCAAATTATTATTCAAAAAATAAAATTACCATTCATGACCACGAAGAATGGAATAAATTTATAAAGGAAGAACTATGAAATCATTCAAAACTTGGTTAGAAGATTATGATCCACGGGATGATATACCTGGCGGTTCTTATAAGTTTGAAGTTGAAGAAATTGGATATGCCGATAATAGACCAGCAATCATAGGTCTGCCCTCTCAAGGAGAGGACAAGGAAGTATATCAAGTAGTGTATGATCTTAGTTATGAAATGACACCAGGAATGAAAGGACATACATCAAAGGCAGACTTTGGAGTTCAAATGACTCCCGATGATCCAAACGAATATGAAATAACCCACAATGATCCGATAGAAGTTAATCATGAAAAACTTGATAAAAACCATCCAATATTAAAAACCTTTCATATCACTCTAGACAACTTGAAAGAAGTTCTTCTTAAATATTTTGATGCCCATTTACACGATGAAGCACTAGAGCGAGTGGAAGAACATGGTGTTTAACACACATTGATTTAATCCATCATGTCGCTAAAATTACAATATGATAAAAGGAATAATATTAGCGGGAGGAATGGGGACACGACTACACCCGCTCACCAAAGTAACCAATAAAAACCTCTTGCCCATCTACAATAAGCCAATGATATATTGGCCTATAAAAACTCTAGTAGAAAGCGGCATAAAAGATGTCCTGCTAGTGTCAGGAGGGAATAATGCAGGTAGTTTCCTAAACGTTCTCGAAGACGGCAAGGCACTTGGTTTAAGAACTCTAAACTATGCCTACCAAAAAGAACCAAATGGGGTAGCCGACGCTCTCAGCTTGGCTAAAGAATGGGCTGGGGATTCCCCCGTTTGTGTGATATTAGGAGACAACATATTCGAATGCCCCGTTCCTGAGGGAATCCAATCTTTCGCAAAAGACCCCACAGGCGCACGAGTTTTCACATATAAAACAAAAAATCCAAAATTCTATGGAGTAGCAGAGGTAAACGAAAATAACGAGGTTGTTTCTATAGTGGAAAAACCAAAATCCCCCAAATCAAACTTAGCAGTGGTTGGACTTTATTTATATGACAAATACATTTGGGAGCATATTGATTCCCTAACCCCTTCTTGGCGAGGCGAATTTGAAATCACGGATGTTAACAATCAATATCTTTCAGAAGGAAAGCTAAAAGCCAATATGGTTAAAGGTTGGTGGCAAGATGCGGGAGAAAGCATTGACACCTATCTTGATACATGTATCAAAGTGAGAGAATTTGAACTCAACAAGTCCAACCCGAATCTGGAATAATCCAGCCATCAGCTTCCGTGTCATCAGAAAATTCGTGATCAAAAGTAAGCCTGTCCATCGAATCAACAAAAACAGTACTCCATTCATCATACTCGTCCTGCCACTCAAACCAATCTTCCGAATCAGTATTTAGAAGATAACATAAATCTTCTTCTTTATTGTAATATGCTTTCCAAACCACAATATTTTCTTGTTCAGCAAAGCTCATGATCAATCGCCACCCTTCGATTTAAACGGATTCACTCTGAATGTCCTGAATTAACTTAGGCAAAGTTACAGTGGCTTGTTCAGTCAATCTTTCATAATCATTAATATCTAAACTAAAAATACGATAATGATGAGCAATGGGATTTCTCATAACTTGAGGATTAAACCCTTTGCGTTGGCACTGCATGGTAAGTATGAACGGACAACCTACTTGAGGAACTGATGCCTCAAAAGGCCCACAAGCCTCAAAACACTCCTTTGTTACCAAAACCAACCACTCTTGAATAAAATCTACTTTTTGATTCTGCATATAGTAAGACTGAAGTTCTGTTCCAACCAATCCAGCGTTCTGAGATTCTGAGACGTTGACAAGAAGATCCAACCATGCTGGATTAGTTATGACAACATCACAGTGCATAAAAACAACATACTTAGAAGACTCAGATATTTCTTTAAAACCTTTATTCGCTGCCGGACCCCAGTACAGATTCTCCTTGTTTCTTACAACTGTTACCTCGTCCTCAATATCATCTAGAAATTCTTGGCTTTCTTTTCCAGAATTATTGTCTACAACAATAATTTCATAATTATTATTGAAACTAGTAACAGCTATAGATTGCAAACAAATATTTAAATATTCAGGTCGATCTTTATGCACTATAACAATAGAGATGTGTTCCTCACTACCATCATTTAAATCTAATGTTAGTTCGGGACGCTCCCCTTCCAAGGGATTATGTGGAGTAATTTCTGACATTATAACTTTTTCCTTTATTCTTTATTCTTTATTCTTTATTCTTTATTCTTCAACTTCTATTTCAAAAACGCCTCTTTCACAAAGGCATTCAACACCAGATATTGTCTCAGCCCGTTGTGCGGCAATTGTTTTAACGAAAGACTCTGCCTCGGTTGATTCTTTAAAAGCTTTTTCAGGTTTAATAAAAACATAGTCTCCATCAACCTGTCTGGCTACTGTTATTATAGCAAATATCTTCATTTTATTACACCTTATTTTAGTGAAGCAAATAATCGTCTTTTTGTACAAATTTAAAAAAAATAGTAGGTTCAATCATCATTTGCGCAAACTTGTCCCCACGACAAATCGCAATGGATTCATCTCCTAAATTGCCAACAATAACATTTAACTCTCCATTTTCAGAAGACCCTATCGGTCCATTCAAAGTTACGAACCCTTTATTTGCTAACTCTGCATTTGGATTGATTATTACTTTATAACCAAATGGGATGTCCATTGAAAAACCACATTTAATAGAAGAAACCTTCCCAACTTCAATGGTAACATCATCTTCCAAATCCGCAAACAAATCCGCTGCGGCGGAATTTTGATTTTGATAAGACGGAACAAACTCCTTGTTTTCAACTTTTAAAACAGTATCTACAAATGAATTAAAATTGATGTCGAAGTCAGCTATAGGGGACTTAGGCATTTTGGGAATCGCCGTTACAAAAGAATCTTCTTTATCTCTTTGTGGCATTTTCTCGTGCTTTGACTAAATGAGTATCAAAGTTTTTAACAAACGAACTTAAAGCAGAATTAGGATATTTATTGACCAATAAAACCAACTCCTCCTTAACAGGCTCTTCTATATCTCCATTTTTTCTAATCCAATTATGCACTCGTTCCAGTGTCAATGGCTTATCAAAAAAAGGGGACTTTCCCTCTTCTCCAATAACCCCCATACCGAAATTCATTCTATTTGCTTCCGCCATCTTTTTCACTCCCAAAAAAATCAGTGTAATTAATGCTAGACTCTACATCATTTTGTCTTTGTTTCACTTCATCAATTATTTCTTGCGGAACTTGCGGGGACTCAAACCCATGTTGCCTATTCATTAAATAACTAATCACAGCTTCTTTAAAAAGCTTAATCTCTTCTTCAGAAGAAAAAAAAGACTCATCAGTAACTTTTAGTGTACTAGTAGAATAATCCATATAAGCAAATACTGTAAAATCCACACCATCCTTTTCACACTCAATAAATAAAGGTATTACATTATCCACCTTTTTAATTTTTAAATCTCCAGGACGAACTATGGGCTTACTAGACTCGCCCAAATGCACCTCGCTGGAATATCTAAAAGCATTTTTCCAAACATCTTCCTTACTATCAACATCTTCCTTACTATCAACATCTTCCTTACTATCAACATCTTCCTTACTATCAACATCTTCCTTACTATCAACTTTTTTTTCTTTATTGTCCATGAAACCATAAATATGTTAGTGTTTAATTATAAGTTAGTAGAGTAATGAAACTAAATTTCAAAGAATTCATTAATGAAACAAATGTCCCTGGCGCATCTTTGTCAGGAGGGGCATTCGTTTCTAGCGATATGTCAGGAAGTGAACAAAGCAGTACTTTTTCCATGACAGGGAGACCTCTGCACCTCCCCAGTACAGACTTAGTATTGCCATCTGTCGTAAAAACAAGTGAAATAATAATCATCCAAGAAAAAAAGACCCCAATATCTATAAAACTAAAAGACGGCACACAACTTTATTTATCTTGGGATGAATTCAAAAAAATTAAAGGAAGAACACCGCAAACGGGAAGAATTATGAACGTAATATTCCAAAGAAGACCTGATGATCTAACAGATTCATTATCTAAAATAATTGATATCACTGTCCTTTAAGGATAAGTTTATGAACTTTTATAATCTAAATCAAATCATTGAGCAAAGCAAAGTGTCGGAGCAAGCCGACATTCGTCGAGCAACGACAAGGCCAGCAGTCACAGCAGCGAAGCCAGTGGTGAAGCCAGCAGTGCCAGGAGCGAAGCCAGCAGTGCCAGGAGCGAAGCCAGCAGTGCCAGGAGCGAAGCCAGCAGTGCCAGCCAAAACAATTGGACTAGATGAAAATCCTGACCTATCAAAAGACCCAAATGGTTTTAAAACATCAAAGAAACCAATTCCATTAAATTTTAGAACAGCAGAAGCGGACGCAACAATTCAGACAAAAGAAGGGCCTGTTAATTCAAAAGTTGGAGACGCCATCATGACAGGTACGGAAGGCGAACAATGGCCAATTCCTGCCGATAGATTTAAACAAACTTACGATGTTTTAAAAACAGGAATCGCTGCGAAGAAAAACATTCCTGTTTTTGCAAAAATAATGAATGAGCCATTCCAAGTTAAAGTTTCTTGGTCAAATAACTTATTGCAAGGTAAAATCAATGACGTTCTAGTTCAATATGGCGTTGGAGACTACGGAGTTGTTGGCAACGCCATATTTAAAAAAACCTACCATTAATCATCAGTCCCTTCTTTGATTCTAATTACATCAACTTTATCAGGATCAAGTCCTGGGCCATAAGGAGATGGAGAATAACTTCGTTTGATCTCTTCAATCGTCCCTCTAACAGCATCTGATTGGATTTTATCTACAAGTCTTGGATAAAGTAATACTCCTGATATCAGCACCAAGTACAGAAAAACAACGCTCAATTTTAAAATCTTCATTTTTTTACCTTTTATTCTAATTTAGAAAGTTCAATCAAAATCTTCTCATACTTTTCATTTATTTTTTTAGGAACCTCCAAAACAACGTCTACTATAAGATCTCCCACTCCCCCATGACGAGCATCAGGAAAACCAAGACCCTTGAGTCTAAATTTAGTTCTATTCGCAGTCCCGGCAGGAACATTGATGGACACCTTTCCGCTATTCAATGTGGGGATTTCTAATTTGTCTCCTAATACCAATTGAGTGTAAGAAACAGGTACATCCAAAATCAAATTCTTATTATCTCTAAAAAAAATAGGATGATTTTCTACATTAACAGTTAAATAGAGATCGCCATTTGTTTCTTTCCCAATATTTCCTTGACCCTTAACCTTAAGTTTAGACCCTTCCAGAATTCCTTTAGGGATACTGACACTAATTGAGCGATCATCTAATAAAAATTCACCTTTAGAGTCGCATTTAGAACAAACCCCTTTTCTCATAACCCCTACGCCCACACAATCAGGGCAAGTAACCTGCATTAAAAATGGCGGATTCGATACCTGTACCAGCCCTTTTCCTTTGCAAGAAAAACACGCCAAACATTCCTCCGCACCATGTCCGTTACACTTATCACAAAAATTTGCTCTCTTATAAGTTACTTCTTTTTTACATCCAAAAAAAACATCATTTAAAGAAATGGTGATTTCAGAAGAAACATCTCTACCACGAACACTAATATCACTCCACGAAGAATAAAAGGGATTCCCAACATGGGAACCCCTTTTATCATATTTCAACCGCCTGTCCGGGTCGCCCAAAACATGATGCGCTTCATTTACTTGCTTGAATTGATCAACAGCATCAAAATCTTTATTTGTATCAGGATGATACTTTCTTGCTAACGTGCGATACGCAGACTTGATTTCATCAAAAGTTGCTTCTTTTGAAACCCCAAGAACTTCATAATGATCCATTATTCTTCAATAATAGCCTTAATGTTCTCAGGCTGCACAATGCCTTTAGGACGATGACTATCATCATACTCAGGAAGAGGCACAAAAGTTCCCTGCAAGAGGACACGATCACCAACCTTCATGCCAAAGTCTTTACCTTCAACATGTGGCCCCATATGCAAAATGTACGCCTGAGGAGCGCCCAGTTGCACATCGTCTTGAACAACCAAAGATGTTCCTAACGCCTCTTGCGCCGTAAGCATCTCCACTAAAACGCCTCTCCCCGTTGGTACAATATTCTTAATTGAAGGAACGTTACTCAACACATTGCCTTCAGCATCCGTCAGATTACTCATTTTATTCTCCATTGATTGTTTAAGTTGTTAATTCCGTCAGAATGAAACTCTTCCCAAGAAGACTGCGGTTTCATAGTATCAGTCTTAGTATCAGTCCAGAACGTATCCGTAGGCCAAGAACCTGCTATGGCGGTAAACTGATTAATGTCTTTCGCATCCATTCGAATGTCATTACTTCTATAATCCACATCTTCAAAATTAAGTAACATTTGTGGATTATTAAAATATTCAGTTGTTATCGAAGTCGTCTCGTAAATTCTAGTTTCACCGTCCTCGATGACATTTGATTTTATAGAAACCTCTGGTTCTTTGCAATGCTCTTTTAATATGTCGGAAATAAAAGATTCTTTAAGTTCCAACGAGCCACTCCACCCCTCTTCATAAACCTTGTCAAGAATATCCACTAAATCCTTCTCTTCAAAATAATAAAATTTATTAGGCATAACTAATCTCTTTCTGAAACTGCACGGCCAATCAAGTTTTCCCAATCCTTTTCAGGACGTACTTCTAAATTAGTTAACCATGCGCCATAAAGTGTGTTGCATTTTACATCAAGTTCATATGCCTTAGACAATAAGGCATTTAAATCTTTCGGAAAACAAGACCCCCCAAAACCCATTTTTCCATCAGGACCAGGCACAGACCAATGAGAGCTACCCAATCTTTTATCTTTGACTGCATATTCTACTACCTTGTCATAATCTACATCCAAAGAATCACAAACTTGCTTAATTTCATTAGCAAAAGAAACCTTAGTTGCTAAAAAACAATTTGTAGTATATTTGACTAGCTCTGCTATTGTGGAACTAGTCTTGGTCACCGGAACATTGGGATAAGCAGTTGCATACAATTGCTTTATGACTTTTGTTGCCTTCCTAGGCCCACCGACAATGATTCTATCCTGTGATTTAAAATCTTCTAACGCTGTTTTTTCAACTAGGAACTCTGGGTTGTAACAAACATAAACATTTTTATATTTTTTATTAAACGCCTCGGTCGTGCCTGGAATGACCGTAGATTTAATTACAACAACAATTTTCTTGCCAACAGACTCGCCAAGGCTATCTAACTCAGAAACAACAGATTCAACAATGCTTAAGTCACAAGTAGCATCCTTCTTCATAGGAGTTGGTACCGCAACGAAAATTGGCCCATCAACATCTTCAACGATTTTCTTTATAGGGTTTTTATCTTTAGTTGGACACGAATAAGATTCAACATCTTCTTCATAATGAACAACAGTCTGTTTTTTTGGCCAAACCCTTACAGTAGGATCAGGATATTTTTTATCATAAGTCACTACATCAAAAGCATGCACCAATCCATCACGAATCGCCGTGCCAACAAATCCTTGCCCAATTATACCAATATTTTTCATTAGCTTTTCATCCCCTGTGCCCACTCAACTTCTTTTTCATAGTTAGTAGTAACAGATATTTCTTCTGTGACCGCCTGATATGTACCTGCGGCAGACTTCCAGCCATTGCCGCTTTTTCCAATACCTCCAAACGGCAAATGACTCTCTGCGGCAATGCTACCACCATTGATGTACAACATGCCAGTATTACATTCTTCCTCAAGAATGCGATGTTTTCTAAAATCGTCGGTGACAGCCCCCAAAGCCAATCCATATGGGGTGTCATTATAAATTTTAATGGCATCATTCAAATCATCAAAAGGAACCAACGCCACATGAGGCCCAAACACCTCTTCTTTCAAATAAGATCTTGTGCACGCCTTGCATCCTAATTCATCAACATCATTCCACCATTCTGCTTGATAAACGAATGGCGACAAGAAATTACCATCGGATGTTTGAAAGTGACCGTCTCGGCTGTCCAAAAGAACATTAACATCTTCACTAGATTCACTTGCAGATCTAACTTGAGAATTATAACTTTCAACTTTCTCCAAAGCATCATGAGAAATTAAAGGCCCATAATATACATCATCATCTAAAAACACATCTCCTGTGCGGAGTTGAGATGCTGCCTTAGCAAAGGCAGAACAAAACTTATCATAAATACTTCTTTGAATTAATATTCTGCTTGAAGAAACACATCTTTGTCCCGACAATTTAAATGCACTGGCTACAGAAACTTCTGTGGCAAGATCAAAATTCCCATCTTCAAAAACCATCGTGGCTGATTTGCTGCCCATCTCACAAGAACAGGTCTTATGCCATGTTGTCGCACAATGTTTTCTTATCTCCTGTCCTACTTCCGCACTGCCTGTGAATAATATGCAAGAGACATCATGATTAGAAACTAAATTTTTACCTGTTTCTTCCGCACCGTGTATCAAATTATAAACCCCATCAGGGAACCCAGCTTCACCATACAATTTGGCCGCCATTTGCGATGTCATTGGCGTTAATTCGCTAGGCTTGTGTACCACACAATTGCCCTCTGCAATTGCAGGTGCCGCAGACCAAAAAGAACCAATGGCCAATGGAAAATTCCATGGAGAAATTACTGCCACAACACCTTTGGGCTTGCGAAAAACCCTTGCTGATTTACTTGCCAACTCGGAACCAACCAACTTTCCATATGGAAGTCTCCCTGATCCCGCAACATACTGACACATATGCAAGGACTCTATCACTTCGGCATATGATTCATTTCTGTTTTTACCTGTTTCATAGGAAATAACATCCGCCAACGCAGAAGTATCTCTCTTAATCAATTGAGATAATCTATCAAAAAGATCAGCCCGATTAACTCTACTGACATGTTTCCAACTTTTAAAAGACTGTTTCGCAACAGCTACGGCATCAGAAACTTCACCTTTCCTAGTTAAAGGAAATTCACCTAAATGACTTCCATTGGCTGGGCTACTGACAGAAAAGTCAGAACGATTTGGCAAAAATTCGCCATTAACATAATTCATACCGATATACATTTTTTAATCCTCAACATTCAAACGATTCGTTTTACCATCATCCGCAACCACCTGTGCTACAACCGCCGGTTCCACAACCGCCAGACTCAGCACCATCACTACCATCACCAGACTCCTTAGGAGAAAAACTTGACCCACATCCGCAAGACTTGGCAGCGCCTGGATTGTTAAAAACAAACCCACGCTTATCAATTCCGCTATAAAAGTCTATGACTGTCCCTTGCAAATAGGTTGCACTCTTTTTATCGACAACAACTTTAATATCTCCTTGTTGATCAACATAATCTTCATCCTCAGACGCCTCTTCTTCTTTTATAAAATTAAGAAGATACTGAAATCCAGAGCAGCCGCCACCTTGAAGTCCGATACGAAGGGCAGAATTTTCTAAAGATTGCTCTTCCATTACTTTTTTTATTTCAGATGCAGCCTTCTCGGATATTTCTACAGGAAACATATTTAACCCCTAATTTTTATCAATGCCAATAACTTACAAAGTAACATTTCCCATTTTTTTCACCAAGAATTATAGGATTTATAATTTCACTTATGGTTAAAACGAAATCCGTTAACTTCTTACTTAACTGAGCGTGCGATCCAGGAAATTTCAAAAAAAAACTAGGAGTTATAACACGATAACTATCAAAAATAGCCCTACCCCCCGTAGCGGGATGAGATTCTAAAAGATTTATGATATTTTTAACTTTCTTGCTAGCCAACGGCCAAAAATCATGCAAAGGATACGATCTGGGGCTATACTCGCAGCTTTCGGTTGTCGGATAGAGTTCAGATTCTAAGGTTGTCGTATAGAGTTCAGATTCTAAGTAAGATAAAGGTTTTAATAGGCTATGGTCGATCACTCCGTCATTGGCAGCAACTTGAGAACAATATAAATTAACTATATTGTTTAAGATTTCTAAAAATCGCTTAGACTTAAATACATTAATCGAAGCAATCATTTCGCTGGACGACAAGGCGTTCGTCAACTCTGTGTTTGACGATTTAAAAGGAGCGTATTCATAAGAATGAGTTTTTGCCAATATAGCCGCTGCCGAAGTCATAGTTATTCTTCTAAAACCATGATTTGTAACTCCATATAAGTTTTCAAAAGTTTTAGCATTTTTCCTTACCTCATCCCCTAGAAACTGACATCCCAACCTGTCGTAGACACTTGCTTTTGATTTGGCTTTAGACAAATACATCTCATAATGTTTTCCATTAATATGAAAAAAATCAAAATTAGAGGAGACACTCTGCCATTCGCTAAAATCTCTTGAAAGCAATGTTGATAAAGATATGCTTTGAACCTTTTTATTTTGTCTCAGATTATTTCTTTTTTTATTACACGAAACAAATCGCATATTGAGAAGATTAACAGATGGAGAATCTATTTTTTTTAAAACTTCAAACCAACGATTTTTGGTTTTAATATACCGACAAAATTCAAAAAACAAATCTAAGTCAGTTGGGCGACATTTATTCAGTTCGTTTAATGCAACATAAAGATCGTGCATTCGATTTAAATCATCCAAAACTGGTGAGAACAATTCCTCTAAATGGGGATGATCTACATCAATTTCAGAAAAAAAATTATAAAATCTAAGAAATTCTTCTTTACTTAAAATCTTCTCATAAAAAGAATAATTAAAATCATCTAAAATATTTAAAAAAACATTTTTTTTGATTTTCTTAGACTTTTTAGTTGATGAGGTTATTTTATTATACAGCTTAATAAACTGCATCGTAAATCTCCATTAATTCACACCCTCTTAGATAAACCTTTTGCCATTCTTTCTAAGGCAGGGGAAATATCTTTAGGGTCAACAATAGCATTAATTATAAAAAGCTCTTTGCTTGCCAAAGCTTGCTCAAACGCTTTGTCCAAGTCACCTTCCGTCTCTATCTTTACTCCATCGCCACCATTTAACATTTCAGTTATTTTATGATATTCCCAATTTCTAATGTCATTAAAAGGACCGTCCAACAAAAATCTTTCTGTTGTATACCCCCCATTATTAAGAACGATAATAATAGGATTAAGATCATTGTCAATACAAGTACTCAACTCTGTGCATGACATTTGAAATGCACCGTCCCCCAATATCGCAATTGCCCTATAATTAGGAGCAGCCATCCCCAGTCCAAGAATGCCAGGTATGGCAAATCCCATAGAAGTATAAAAAGCAGGTGAAAGAAATTGATTGCTGTGGTGGACTCTTAAATCAATTGCACCAAACAAAGAATTGCCTATATCGCAAACTATTGCCATGTTTTCGTCAAGAATAGAACCTATTTTTTCAAAAATTCTAGTTGAAGTCAAAGCATTGTTTTTCACAGATTTATATTTTTTAACTTTAATCTTAGGAACGTCAGGGTTGGGCTTTTTAGTTATTTCAGATTTAAACAAACCACAAACAAAATCCTCAAAAACAACATCTGTATAAACATGATTTTTAACTTTCAAAGAATCAATAGAGCAAGAAACCGTTCTCCTTTTTTTGAACTTGGATGGCATAAAACCAAGCGTCATATCAGTCAACATTGCTCCAAACATTAAAAGACAATCAGAATTTTCAACGGACTCTTTAACCAATTGTTCACTAGTGTTGCCTGCATAAACTCCTAAAAACAAAGGGTGAGTTTCACTTATTACTGACTTGCTCAATAATGTGCTTGCGATGGGTATATTGGTCTTCTCTGCGAATCGAACCAATTCCTTTCCAAGGCCAAAACGAGCAAGTTCAACACCGGCTAAAATAACAGGATTTTCAGCACCCTCAATCCAATCAACAACCTCCTCAAGAGATTCATTTAAATTCTGAACATCACTTTCAGGGGATTTAGGAGTTCCAAGCTTGACATCATACCCAATTGGCTTGTCGGCTATATCTCGTGGAAGCTCAATGTATATTGGTTGCTTGTAATAATGAAGAGCCTCGAAAACCCTATCAATTTCGTAACCAGCAGTCGCAGGATTGTCTAGAACTACACTTGCACATGTTATGTTGTCAAATACTTCTTTTTGACTCTCAAAACTTCTAACCATATGATGCAAAAGAACTCCGCTCTCACGCTCCTTAACCCCAGGAGACCCACATATAACTATCAATGGAGATTTCTCAGCAAAGGCACAAGCGGTGGCGTTAACTACCTTCAATCCACCAACGCTATAAGTCACACAAACACAGCCAATTCCTTTAATCCGAGAATAAGCGTCAGCAGCAAATCCAGCATGGCTTTCATCGGTTGTATTTATAAGATTTATATCTTTAGACTTGGAAAGCTTATTGTAAAAATTTAATACATAATCCCCAGGCAGACCAAAGACATGCCCGACCTTAGCGTTCTCTAGCCGCTCGATTAAAAAATCAGATACGGAAGGCATCTATCCTCCAAGTTAATATTAATAGTTCTCCGAAATTGGCGAACTTGTTATTTCAACAAAAAAACCTTCCTTATTTTTGGGGTAACTGCGCACCCATTCTACCCCATCCGAAAGACCACAGCCAAAATCAGTCACCGCAAATGACGAATCAGTAAAGGCTTGGCCATATACTACAGAATTATCAGATTCAACTCCAGTCGTGTTTAATACGACCGATCCATCATTTTCTGATGTGCCCGTCTTATAATCTGGATCAACCACATGATTGTTTCCAGTCCATTGAGTAGAAGGAAGCAAAAAAGTTCCCGTTTCAGGATCATACGACAACGGAACAGAACTATCTGTTGCGGAGGTACCCGTATAATATACACCGGATACTTGATGAGTTTCTCCCGCCCAACTTCCTCCTTGCAAAAAGTATAATATCTCCTGCATTTTAATCAATTTAAATTCAAATAAATAGCAACCAGACAAGCAAGTGTCATTGGCTTTCCAATCATAAAGGACATCGGCCTCAACAAGAGTGCTTTTTGAAGTTCCATCTACTTGAATAACATCTTCAAAAACCAACTCAACATCAGCAGAAGAATTTAAAACTCTAAATATTTTTAATTTGGAACCCTTCTTCCATGCAAAAGCCTCTGTGTCGTTATAAGACCTTTGGACGCTAATCAAACTATTTGTTTCATCAAAGGCCTTTACCAACATGTGCTCAGGCCGTCGAGCACGTTCCATAATTATGACATCGCCAACCATTACCTGTTCAAAACCAATATTATCAGCCAAACTTAAAGAAAGACTAGGATCTACTCCTCCTGTAAAATCAACTTTAGACATACCAGCAGCAGGATCGGTCAAAGCAATAGCTGCATTTCCAGCAGTACCAGAAGCAAGTTGTGTTATTGTCACCACTCCATTGCTGGCAGTAGCAATCAATTTAGAATTGGCATTTAAACAAGTTGCCAAATTAACAGCAGTAGAGGCTTCGCTGGCATCCACTATTGCCCAAGTTGGAGAATTTGTATTAGTGGTTGTGGTAGCTCCTCCATTTGCTGTAACTGTTGCCGTTATTACAGTTCCGTCAGTCGTAGTAATGGTAATATAATGAGTGGTTGCAACCAAATTTGCTTCTTCAACAATAGTGACTGTGCCTGTCGCTTGGGTGCCTGCTGTGAGTGCGCTCTTTAACTTGGCCTCAGCCCACATATTGGCTTCTGCGATAAGCCCATGAATGTTCAAAGGGCCTTTACAGTCTACAAGAGACACCTTGAATGAAGGCTTGGTATCAAACCTTTTAATTTGAAAATCAGGGCAATACGAAGTTGTAGGACAACCCGTTTTATTATTGCAGCTACCAGAGGTATTCGATGGATAGTTAATCATGCTATTATATATAGCAATGAATAACTTCTAATTTTTAAGACTCTTAAATATGCCCATGTTGTTGAACATTTCCATTTGATCCCGCATCCAATTTAAATTGCCTTCAAAAGCAACAATCCCAACATGCCCCAACCGAGCAATATCTTGACATATCTCCCAGTCATCACTATCGGCCAACATAGAACCCGAATCTGAGGACAAATAAGGAAAATAAATCACTTTTGAAATTTCCTCGTCAACAATACTTAACATACAATTAGAACACGGTGGACCAGTAACATATAACGTCGCCCCTGAAAGGCATTCGGACGAATATTTAATGGCATTCTCTTCTGCGTGCTTAATCAATGGGTACTTTCCCGCACGATCCAAAGCAGTATGTTTTGTCTCGTTTTTTCGTCCCCAATCCATTTTAGAATCATCAATTTTTTTAGGCGGGCCATTATATCCCATACCCAGAGGACGATTTTCATCACTAACTATTACCGCCCCACATTGAGTCCGAGGATCTTTTGATCTAGATGAAGCCCAAAAAGCCTGTCCCATATAGTAGTCATGCTTCGAGGGGACATTTCTAGGATGAACAATTTTTTTTGTCACGAATTAACCCCTGTCATCTGAAAAAAATCTATTTTATATTTATCTTGACTAAATCTAGAAGAAAAGTTTTTCAGCAATCTCTTTTGACCGGCATCAAGATGCCTTTTGACAACAGGCTCAGGAAGAGGAATGGAAATTTGGTATCTAGAAACACCCTTAATTTTCATAGTAAATGAAATAGGTATTAAGCCCAACAATATGTGGTCGCAACCTTCCACATAGCACACATCAGAAGATGAATCATAAGCATATCCCCCAATTGCTATCCCATCGCACTTTATACGACAAACTTTATTATCGTCTTCATTTTCACTAACTGCCACAGCAACAACCAGAGTTTCTTCTTCCTCAAGAAAAACTTCTATAGAAGATTTTACATCTCTTACGTTTTTGTTATTTCCGCTTAATTTCATTTTAAGAACATAAAAAACATAAAACCATTACTTGAACTAGCGTAACAAAAGCAGTGACTGGCAAGGCCCAATTTCTCACCTTGTGTGCGCCAGCCCAACTTTCTTTATAATAATATAAAAAAAGAAGAATACCCAAGACAAAAATCGTTCCCAACATCTTTGCCCCCATAAAGAGAGCAACATCTCCATTGTCCATCCTAATAAGCATCCGACCTAACGGGTTAAGTTCTGCACTATATAGAGTATCTCTAAGCTTGACGGCAAGATATGAGTCATATGATGCAACCAAGGAAATAAAAACTAACTGTATGTAAAATACTATACGGCTCACAACACTATTTTTACCTTTTATATTTTTCACCCAATAAGAGAGAAAGCCTTCTTATTTATTCTTTTTTTTGTTCCTCTTCTTCTTTGGCTTTTTATTTGCTTTTACAAGCATTTCAACCTCAAAAGGGTGTGCGGTTCCATGACTATGCACCGACGCCGCTGGTATTGGCGGAGCCAATCCCAAAGCCGCTGCACGTCTTCGTCTGGTGAAAGGACTGGATTCTTGTGCCAAAATCCAATCTTTAAAACTAATTATATCCATAAAAATATATATTGTTATTCAATTAAAAAATTTTCAGTCTCATCAACTAGCTTAGAAAGCCACTCCATATAAGGAGTTCCTCCCGTCCCTTTCGGATTATCAACTTTTTTATGAATATAATTTATGGCATACTCTAAATGTGTCTTCCTAAAATCTAATACCTCCTGTACGCAATCATTATAAAGATGTTTTTCCTCATCAGTTTTTACAAAATCTCTTAAATTCCTGTCGTTTTCTTGCTCTAAAATAAAATTACGATGAAATGGAGGCATATAATCTCTCATTACATCAAGATGTTTTGTCAAAATAGATTCTTTGTGTTTAATTCCTAATGCAGCAATTACAGCCGGAACAATAGAACTTTGTGCCCCCGTTTCTCCACGAAATGTTTGAGGCTTATTATCAAAGCAATCTTCATAAACTACATTCTCAAAACTGAAAATATAAGGTCTAACCTTATTATAATAAAAATCAGGAGAACACCCCTCTGCCATCCGCAACATAGTTGCGTTTACTTTTTGAAAACTCAATTTCAACTTAGATAAACAATCAGAAAGAACTTCGGTGGGATCAGAAAAATAATCTATTATGGCACCAATGCCTTCAGCCGCACGAGCCTCAATATCTACATGAACTAATATAAACCACGCCTCATGACTTGAATTATCTCCATGTGTAAAATATTGAATTAAATCTAAATTATCTACAACTATATCTTTGTTGGGATCAAGTTTTTTCCAATTATAAAGACAATAGGAAGCATAAGAAAGAATTGGCTTTCGTCCAACTACGCCTGCAAGATCGACCAAAGGAACTGATATCTCCTTAGGGATTCTGGATGCCGGTTCTTCATTAGTTGCAAAAACGTAAGAACTAGCAAAATACGAATAAAGTCGCATTGCATGTTCTAATTCATCACCACTTCGCCACGACCCTCGGCTGAGATCAATCGCTTCTCTTAACCCATGCACCAACTCTTCCCTAACTCTCCTTTGGCTCATCCACTCAGGGATGTTCTTCCCCAATTCATCCAAATCTTTAAGATCATCGGAACTAATTAAAGGATCATTGCCAGGAAGAAACCCTCTTTTAATTTCCCAAGTCATATTTGCCCATCTTTAACAAAGCCAAGTTTTCTGTGTCCATTTCTTGTTTAAATTTATTATGAACTTCTAAAAGCTTCAAAAGTTTGGACTGTAATTTAAACAGCCATCTCTTTGTAATCTTATAACCAGTGTGATCAACAAAATGAGTCAATTCTCCAAATTCTAAATAATAAACCACAAACTGCTTTTGCGCATCGGCTTTAAAATATTTAAATAAATACATTTTGTCTTTTGATAAATTGATCTCTAAAAACCTACCAGACAAAAATAATAAATTATGATCAGAACTCATTTTATTCTACTAATTCAGAAACTTCAACACCCTTACAAATCTCCATGTACATAATTGTTACCCCTGCGGCAAAAAATTTAGGCACCCCTCGACTGGCACACTTATTCAAAATGCCTAAAACTAATTTAATTTGTTCTTCCTCATCTAATTCATATTTCTCTAATGCCTTATAAATCGCAGCTACCCCAGAAGTAATATCGGCATTAATTACAAGATCAATATAATTAGAAGAATGCATAATTTCATTAGGAATTTTACCACCCAAATGTATTTCTTCATACTTGAAGAAATTAGCAATATACTCTTTAGACAAATTCCTAATGTCTTCAGCAAAATCAAGAGCGTTATTTTTTAAAAAACTACTTTCGTAAACAGCAGGTTGCAAATCCATTTAAACTTCTCCTAAATTTTATCACTGTTGAAACATTTTGCAATTAAAATGCAAATTAAGACTCAAGTCAATACATAAATGTAGGAGCAAACATGCAAAAAATCATTTTATCATTAATATTTGTAATTTCACTAGTGGCGGTGAGCGGATGCAACAATCTATCCCCTCGACAGGAAGAACATATTGATAATCAAAATGGAAAAATAGATGAAATAAGAAGCATTCAAAACGGAATATCAACCGAATTAGGCAACTTAAGAGCAGAAAACACCATCACTGATAGCGAATTAGAAGCCTTGCAACAAGGATGGGTTAACTTAAATGCCAGATTATCATCTAATAACAATTCCGGCATTCAAATACTACAAGGAGATGGGGCGCTTATAATGGTGTTTTCCCTTTCCATTGTAGGCATGTTGCTTTGGCACTATAGAGATAAAGCTAAAAAATCAGAAAAGGTTGCCGAAATTCTAGCTCAAGAAATAGTCGGAAAAAAAGATCCCGCACTTGAAGACAAAGTGTTCTTGGCCGCTAGGCATACCAATGTAGAAGCCAAAGTATATCACTTGATGGTTAAAGCTCAAAAGAAAGACAACTAAACTTGTTTTTCCCCGAAGACACTCAAAAGTACCGGGATTGCGAGGCCGATTATGGCGCCAAGCAAATAGATGTCACACATCAAAACAGTCAACTTTTCCATTTCATTCAACCTAAAATAAATAAATAAATTAAACAAATAATAGATGTTCCCAAAGAACAATACACACACCAAAGATTTATCTTATTATGAAAAAATCTATATAAAATTTCATTTAAAAAAGCCATGGCTAAATTAAATGTGACTAAATTAAATAAAGTTTCATTTAACATCGTACCCTTGTTCTATATGCTTTAATATGATATATCCACTACAATTATTTCCTACCGGAATATTCTGGGCGTCGATGTCTTTGCCTTTTCTTTTCAAATCTTTAACAAGAGATGAAACTTCCACATCTATCTTGTCCTTCTTATCTTTTGACTTTTTCAAACAATAAAACATATTTCTAACTACATCATCTTCCGCCAAGTACCTACACTGCTGAGTTCCTTGACCTAATAAGCACACATCTGAAACTTGGTCTTTAGACAAAGGCATATTAGCTCACCCCATGAATGTAATATTCGTCACCATGATCACTAATTAATATTCCATGATGATGGTCAATCTCATGTTGAAATATTATACTTATCGCACCATCCAAGTCCATATCAACATCATGAACAGCCAAACCAACAGATCCATCAGATAAAACCAATTTTTTACCAATTATTCTAACACGCCGATCCCGCTCAACTTTAAATCTCTTACAAGAACCATCTTCATTAAGAAGGGACAGACACCCTTCAATAGAGCTTATTTTTTCATCTTCAAGAGCCTCATACTCACAATCAATATAAAACCCTTCAAGTCCAGCATAATTGACAACAAACAACTTCCACGGAATTCCAACTTGAAAAGCAGAAAGACCAACCCCGTTGCTTTCTTTGCAGATTGACAACATCATTAAACATGATGCATAAACTTTTAACAAATCATCAAGCGGAATTTCATCACATGTGGTTGGGATCTCATCAATTTCAACTAACTTCATTTACCCAACACCTGCAAAATAGCATTGACCTTAATGTCAAGCCACTTCTCAAGCTCTTTACTGTCACCTTTAAATTCCACAGGTATTTTTAAAATAACCGGAATAACATCGTCATCGCTTATCAAATACTTATCAATTAAGTCTCTAACAACTTTAGAGACAGAATCGCCTTTTTGTTTAGCGCAACGCTTGAGCCTTTGGTGCATCTCTGGATTCAGAGAAAGGCTGACAATACTCACATTTTTAGCCATCAGTTTTTAACCTCTATATTCTTTTCTTCCCTGTCGTCTCGCTTCGGCAATAGCCTCACGTTTTTTTCTTCTTTTTTTATCGGACTTGCTTTCAAAATACTGTCTTCGTTTTAACTCTTGCAATATATTTGCGTCATTGCAAGCTCTTTTGAAATCTGAAAGTAAAGTTTTAAACGTCCGATCTTTATCTTCATTCCTGCCGCTGCGATTCTTCCTTGCCGTGACCCTAACATTCGTTGCCATTATAAATCCTTAGGTATTTTTATGAACCTTGTTCCGATTCGTTTTGTTTTTTTTGCCCTCACAGTTTTGTAAGGAACTACTTCAATTGTTTCCGACGTAGATGGCCAAGAGTCTCTATTCAAACTAGGCAAAAATGAATCCAACCTGGCTATCACTAAGTCAAAAATAGATTTATCTTGTATATCCTTAACGTCACTATCTATTATAGTAGCAAAAGTATAAATATGCTGCTTAGGAAGCGAATTAGCACACAGACCTTCTATCTCTTTAGTATTACAATTATTACACCTCATTCTTTCATCAACAGCCAAATAAGGAGTTCTAGCAGCAATCGCCATCATTGAAATGTCACTAAAAAGGTCTATAACACAACCAACCGCCCTCATGCAGGACATCATCTTGTCTACGCCCTCATCCTTTACAAAGATACATTCGTTTGTGAATTCATCTGATACATTATGAGTCCACACGCTGTTGTACACGACAGGAACATACCCAGCGTCAATCAGTTTCTTAATAAAGCCAACCCAAAACAACTTTTTAGTCTTATGGCTAACAGACCTACCGCCTTTCCATCTTTTGATATAAACAGACGGATAAACAAACACCTTATATCCAGAGCGACTAACCATTTCTTTATTAAAAGATGCGCTCAACATTCCAGACGATGGAACTAAAGGTAGAAATCTTTTAAAATTTTTAAATGTGTCAAAAAATTCTGGTTTTAATCCAGAAGAATAAAATGGGTCAAACTCTTTGTGATCAACTACATCTTCAAAATACATATTCAAATTACGATGATGCATAACAGCTAATTTATTGGTGTTAGAAAAATCTAAAGAAGACCCATAAAAAGAAAGATCATTCCCTCCTTCAACAGACCAATATTCATCTACATAAGGAAATAAACTTTCAAACCCTGGCCAAGAACAAAGAATAAAATACTTAGAACTTTTCTTTTCTTCTTTATAGCGATGAAGAAGCATAGACGACAATATAAAAATAGATCTAATATCTCCAAAGAAAGGCATCGCCGTAATATTAGAAACTGTGGTAGGCATATTGGCCTCTTGAAACCTAACTCTATTAAAATTAGATTTCTCCGCTGCCCTCTTTACAAGAGAATTAACATCAATCATTCCATCCACCCAATTCGTCTCAAATTAGAATTAGACAAATTGCCGATATGCTCTTTGTCTTCTACTAAACCAACTAAACAATCCCAATTATCTTCATTCATTTCACTCATAGCTTGTTCTATTAATTTAATAGAATCTTTATGATTATTAAAAACACTAAGATAATGAGAAAAAATAACTTTTCTTTTCCCTCCTATCAAAGCAATCCTATACCCCTCCTGCCCGTTGCCTATTATTTGATCAGGGCTTTCAACCAAAACATATGGCACGCCAACCATTGCCGCCAAACGAGTAGATGCAGTCCAGAACTGAATCGTAAACTCGCATTTACTTATAATAGCAAGAGTAAGCTCTAAATCTCTAGATCTTTCATCTCGTGAAAAATCTATGACATCTTTGACGGGACACTCTTGGGTGCTCTGCTTTTCTCCAATCCAAATGGGATCATATCCCTTCTCCCTCAACATAGAAATTAATTTTACATAAAATTCTGGCTGGAGATTTCTACCGTAAGTCTTCCTGCCCCTCCCTGTAATCGCAACGGCATTTTTGCCTACAATACCGCCAGCAATTTTCAATTTTTCAACAGAAGGCCTAGGAATCGAGGTTGACTTCTCCCTAGCGGTTTTTATGTCTGAGAATAAAGATTTATCTAAATTAAGACTTTCACAATTAGGACAAGAAACAATATCCTCATACCCTCCCCAAAAATTACGGCAATCTCTACACATATTACCTATAACAATTTTACCTAAATAATCAGAAGGAACTACTTTGCCATACTGAGCCAACCTAGACTCTAATTGAGATAAATTCTTTGACTCATGATGAAAAGCCCTAGTATATTCTCGCAAGTGTTGATGATCTTCATCCAACTCCCAAAATTCATCAACTAAATGTTGATATAAATACTTCCTACCATACCAACCAATAACGATCTTATAGTCCCCAGGGTGCTGCCTGGCGAGTTTGGGGACGCAATACATGCTTCCTACTGTCTCGCATCCAAACTCGCTAAAACAGCAAATTATAAGCCGCCTATTGATGTCTTGAGGACGTGGCCTATTAGTAAGCTTATGAATAGTAAACTTTATTTCTTCTAAAATTTCTCTAGAAGTATTTTCAACACCAATAAAAGTCTTTGTAACCATATTAAAAATAGAGTTCTATTTCTTTATACTTCTAAAAATTCTTTTTGTTTCTTTTTCATTAATGAACTCCCAAGCTTTTATTTTAGTATTATCCTCGTCATCCTCTTCTATAGACAGCCCGCCCAAATCATACTTATAAGCTCCCTTACCCAGCTTCCCCCCACCAGTTCCATATTTCCCACCTAAAATTTTACATAATTCTGGAACCGATATAGATGCATTATTAGTCCTAACAGATCCTTCGATTCTATCCCCATCTATTAACGCAAATGAAATGCTTGTTTCGACACTAGACCATTGCACCATTTCGTCTGCCATATCAGATATAAGATCTCTTTGTTTGGTCGGAATAACCCCCATGCCAACAACAGCAACCCCATCCGAATCTACAATTGCAGTCGCAGACGCAGCGGCCTTAGCGTCAATCCATGCTTTGGGTCTCTTAAATTTAACAATTTGTTTAAGAGATATGGAATCACGAAATTCAAACAACTTCCAATAAGCATTAAATTCATATTCCGTTGTATCATCAGACATCATGTTTTCCGTGTCAGTGATTATGCCCACCATCAAAGCAGTGGCCACTCTAGTATCATAATCACTATTTGAATCAAATGAATTTTGAAATTCTTTTATTATCTCAAAAACAGTTCCACAAGCACTGCCCGCCGCCAAGTTTATATATAAACCTTTAAAACTTCCGCTTGGGTTCTCTTTGTGGTGATCGACAACTATATCAAATTCTACTTGGCTATCGCCTACGTCCGCATTTGAAGGAACTGTGTCAACTAGGACTTTAATGCCATAATCATTTTCTTTATATTCCTCAAACAATCTAAGCCCTGGGTCCAGCAAGTTGCACATTGCCATATTTTGAGGATGAGAAATCCCGCCGCCATAAAAGCAATCAGAGTCTAAACCAAATTCCTTTTTAAGAAACCACACCATCCCCATCATTGACCCTATGGCATCAGGATCGGGACTAGCGTGGGTAAAAATTGCTACTTTAGATTTATCCTTTGTTTTATCAAGGATAATCTTTTTGAAATCAGATATATTAATTCTATTTTTATTAGAATCTACATTACTTCTTTTGCCCGCAGGCTTATTGTTTTTTTTAGCTTCCGTGGGATTGTTTTTTTCAGATTTTTTATCACTACCATCTGTCAGTCCCACACTAAGTTTTTTGCTCTGAGCCATTCTAACAGTTCCATTTCCTTACCACTATGTACAGCTTTAATATCTACAATCCATATATGATCTAATTTTTCATACAAAACAACATTAGGATTTAACGAACTATTGAAAAATGCCACCACCTCTTGCTGTGCCTCAGGAGCAGTAGCATAACGAAGATTGGCCCTGATCCTATCGCCATTTTTTAAAGTTATATCAAAATCGTGACCTTGTATAACCCTGATTCTAGAAATCGGATAATGTTCAGGTATAGAAGGGCTAACAATTAGATCCTCAGACCTATTATTAATAGCGAATATAAAAAAAATTGCCAATAGCAAATTGGCAATTATCAAAAAAAATCTACGGCTCATAATTTAAGACTCAGAATCAGAAACATAATTTGGAACAAGTGAATCACTCAACTCATCAATCTTGCTTTGAATCTTATCAATTTTTGAATAAATTACATCCAAATTAGAATCTCCCATCTCAGCAAGTTGATCGCCAATTGAATGCAGTTCCTTTTTAAGTTCACTTAATTTATGGAATGCGTCTGATGTGGATGAATCAGAACGAGCATTTTGATCCTTACCAACAGTATTAATTCTAACAGGATTAGGCTCATTAGCCACAACCATGGCTCTTTTGCCCAAGTCCTTGGCATTGGGAGAAGCTTCTTTAATCACATCAGGTGCATCACCTTGATTGGATGAAAGATTATAAACTGACTTCCAATACTCGGCATCAGACTCGTTCAGCACTCCATCAGCAGGTTTGCTATTATCCGGCAGCGATTCAGCATCATAACTACTTAAATCAGGAGGAGATGACGGAGTGTTGGGATTAGGAGCATCATCAAACAAGCCATCGTCTAACGCTTTGTCCCATTGGTCACACCACTTTCCAAAATTCTCATCGGACAAGGATTTGCCAACTGCGTGGCCGAACGTATGGTTGTTTTCATTTTCATTACTCATGTAATTATATATTGTTGTCAGACCATTTTTACCAAAGGCACAAGCAACAGTTTCCTTATTTTTTGTTTATAGTATTCCTACAACTACTTATCAGAATCATCCTCGATATTATCTTTTTCCTCATCTTCTGAAAAAACTATCTTAGTTCTAATTTCCACATCGTCCACAATTTCGCTAGATTCAACTTCATTTTCTTCCAAAAATTCATCCAAATTATTTATAGAAACAATGTCCCAATGAGGATCATCTGTGGGCACATTCTCTTTTTCCGCATAAAAAAAACATTCCAACGTAAAGGGGTATGCCTTCTCAGCCACCTCATCTTCAGACATCCCACTCATTAAATCCTCCGCTATTTCTCGACATATACTAATAGAGTCCTCTTCTTGAGCAAGTCCTAACTTCCTCATGACCTGAGGCGCAGTATTACCAGCATTTTTATGTGTCGTAAGAAGCGAAATCACGTTTCTTTTCATGAAACCATCTATAAATTCAGCTTTGGTCATATACCTAGCTAGAATTTGACCACGTTCAGGATCATGCTTTCGAACATCAAAAAAATACTCCTCAAAATTATCCTCTGTTATTTCAATTTCTTCTTTTGTTTCATTATCAATCATAAGTTAAACCTCAATAAGTATTGATCACTTTATAATATAGTTTACATTTATCCTTTGTTCATCATTAGTATTCTAAAGTCATTAGATTTTTCTTTAGGAATTAAATGCCTTTTATGTCTCGGCTGAGAGTCAAACTTGTAGCTCTTAAAAGGAGGATCAGGTTTTGACATTCTCATTTTTAAAATATTCCCCACCTGCACATCCTCCTTCCAACGAACCCAATCATCCGACCAAAAAATCACCCTATTCCTTTCCCAATTTGCATCTTCTACCTCTATCAACCAATACTTGGTTTTTTTATTCTTTGAAAGTTTTTGCTCTACTTTAACAACTACAACTTCCACGCCCCAAGTAGAAACATTATGTTCCGCTCTAAAATGATCAAACGTTTTGTTGCCATCAAAATCAGGACTATTTTGCAAAGGATGAATCCAGCCAAATCCATAAAACTTATACTCAGCCAACTGTTCATTATTTAACAATTCCAAAAGATCATCATCATATATTTCATATCCCTCATCTTCAAACTCAGAAACATCCACAATATCTGATCCCAGCTTTTCCTTTTCATTGAAATTTACAATAGAACGATTACGTCTTTTTCTTAATTTGTCCAATTCCTTCCAACGATCAACATTAAACTTTTCCTCCCACTTATCAAAATACCTGTCATCGAAAACAGCAAATTCTTCTAAACCCGGCAAAAGATCCCGCAATTTTTCTTGATACTTTTCCATTGACTTTTGAAATCTTTTCCTACGGTCCTCTATCTTCTTTCTTTGGGACTTATAAAACTCATAGTACTTATAAAGCTTAACTGGTTCGGCATCTTCAAAAACTTTCAAACACACAAACGGCTTTATCACATTCGCATCCGTGCCAAAGGAATTAAGAAATTCCTTAAACGAATTATAAGGCCCACCGGAAGCAATTTTCGCAGCGGGAACTTCTCCAATTCCTTTTATATTTGATATCCCAAAAAATATCTTATCATCAACTATACTAAACTCAACATTAGACTTATTAATGTCCAAAGGACAAACCTCTACACCATGTTGCGATGATTCAATTTTATATTCTCTAATTTTATCCGAATTTCCCTCACAGCTTAAAATAGACGCAAAAAACTCAATCGGGTAATGAGCCTTTAACCACAACAAACGAGATGACAAATAAGTATAAGCACAAGCATGGCTTTTATTAAAACCATAACCAGCAAATGCTTCTATTTGCTTCCACAACTCTTCTACATTCTCTTTAGATTCATCTAAATTAAATTGCCCATTCTCAACAAACATTTCCTTATATTTAGTAAATTTTTCTACTTGCTTCTTAGAGATTGCCTTCCTAACAATCTCACAATCTCTAAGCGGAATATTTCCCACCACATTTAACATCTGCATTATCTGTTCCTGATAGACCATTACGCCATAAGTAACACCCAAAACAGGCTCTATCAAAGGATTCATTTCATATTCTTCTATTCCTCTTTTCCTATTCGTATAAGTGTCATGCATTTTCTCTTGCAACGGGCCAGGTCGATAGAGAGAAGTATAAGCAACCAAATCATCAAATGATGTTACGCCTCCCATTTTTGCAAGTTGACGAATTCCATCACTATCAAATTGAAAAACACATTTAAGATCTCCACGATTAGCCATTTCCAACGCTTTGGGATCATTCAAATAAGCTATATCAGACCAATCTGACTGACCTGGCAGGGCATTAATATGTTCAACACCGTGTCGCTCTTTAATTAGTTTACAACACTTGGCCACCTGAAGGTTATTTGTAATAACCAAAAGATCAAACTTCACCAACCCAACAGGCTGTAAGTCCTGACCGCTCAACCCCTCTACCCACGCAGAAACTTGAGTTTTATCTTTTCCCCTAACAAGAGGGACAAGATTGTCAATCCGAGAACTAGACACGATTAAACCACCAGCATGCATCCCCATGCCACGATTTCTTCCAATCATTTTTTGTGCGGCAATTGATATATCAGGATTCTCTTCACAATATTTAAATAATAATGGATTTTCCTCTAAAGCTTTTTCCCAAGTTAAATTATTACCAGCACTATCCTTAATCCCAAGCTGGGTTGTCATATTAAGCATCTCTTCCCTGTTGCCACAATGCACCCGAACCATGTCAATTAAAGCACTCTTAATTCCAAAAGTAGTATAATTTCCAATATTACAAACCTTGTCTTCTCCAAAAAACTTCGGTGCCCATTCATTTTTTAAATAATCTCGCACCGTGGGAAGATAATCTATATCGACATCAGGGAAATCGCCATAAACAAAACCATAACTAGAATTTATATCAAACTCATCTACCATGCCCAAAAGATAAGGAATAAGCAAATTATTTTCATTATTGCTAGCTTTGATTCCTTCTTCATAAAGATCTACAAAATAATCGTATTCGTTTTGAATCTCAATTTCTTTTAATTCTTCTTTTAATCTGTTCTTATGCGCATCATCATCAAGCCCCTTCTTTTTAAGAAATTGAGCGCACAAACCAATCAATTTTTCTTTAGAATCCATGAAAATCAAGTTTAATGCATATAAATTGAAAAAACAACATCATAACAAAAAAAGCTCCCCTCGCAATGCGAGGGGAGCTTCAGTGGACCGGACGGGAGTCGAACCCGTGTCTTGCACTACCTATTCAAAAGCGTCTACCTGTATAGTTTGATGTTTGAGTTTCGCATCATTAAACCACAACAAACAAAGGTTTAAATCAACTATCAAACAACGAATCTTAGTTCAAAAGTAGTTTGATTTGTTTTGAACGCAGCCAGTATTGCGGCAAGTTGTCAAACGTCACTGGCAGACCTTTGAAACTTGGGTTGCTTATAATTAAGCAGCCATAGCGAAATTAGTTTTGTCAACTAAATTTTTAATCGGATTTTTAAGGAGCCTTCCGATCAACTCCTACAGGCAACTCAAGAACTCAACAGCCAATCGATACCATTTCCAGCCCTAAGTCTATTATAATTATACTTCAAAAAAGAAAATTGTAAACTAAAATTCTCCAATTATGGAAACAACCTTATCGTTTTCAACTTCAACATTAACTCTGCCAAGCATATAGTCACAAGTCAAAATGAGCGGTTCGCCATCCAACTTAGCTACACGAATAACCTTGTTTTCTTTTTCTAATAATGTCTCAGCCTTTTTAAGGTCTAAACCTTCTATGTTTTTCATGTGTATATTTAGTTTAAAATAAGAAATTAATACATAAATAGTATATACGAAAGGGCCAATATGGTTAAGAGAGATTCAAACAATAAAGTAATCGCAGGGATATGCTCAGGACTAGCAAAATCCTTAGAAATTGACCCTATAATAATGAGGCTTGTATTTGTTGTAGGTTTTTTGGCTTTTGGCGTCGGGCCAATTATCTACTTATTACTTTGGTTACTAATGCCCAAAGAGGAAGAACTATGAAATTTAAATCATTCAAAGAATACGTTAATAAAAAAGGCAAACTAGTCAAACCTAGAGAAGAACTAAAGGCAGACTACCACGACAGCATTCCAAAGGCTCCTAAAGGCCACAAGGCTCCCTATGTGGGCAAAGGAATTAAAGTTAAAGGTGATCAAGGTTTAGGCGACGTTGGCGATAAAAACATGGTTTGGGAACCCGATACTGAAGTTCCTTCCTCCAAAAAAAAAATAGTTGATGTCTTAGACGAGCAGGCGAAATCGCTTGGTTCCACTGATAATTATTTTGCTCAACTTTCGCAGGGCGGAAAAAACCCCGCCCCGGACGGAAGTGGTAGGACGTTGATCAGGACGCAACGCCAACAGAATGAGAAAGGGTTGCACGACAGCAATCAGCTAGATAAACAAATATACGCCAAACATCCCAAAGGTTCAGAAGTTGATAAGGCAACCGCAGATCAAATCATTCAAATGTACAAAGATGCAGGTCTAGACGACATGGACGCTCCTCTGGTCAACTCAAAACACGCTAAAGGCATGTTTGCCATCGAGCAAAAATCAGTAGGACACGGTCATTCTGCCGATCCTAAATTCGGGGACATGGTGAATGCTAAAATAATGTCAATTATGCACAGCCCAGAATACAAACACAAATCATCAAAAGAAATACTTCATCAAGTTGCATCCGACCTTGAAGTAGAAAGAGAAGATATTGAAGAGCTTTTAGATGAACATTTCCCCAAAATAGTAGAAATGTTAAAAAAACATGACATTGATCAAGGGTCTGGTTCACCACGATGGCACCGACACGATGATGATTATGATCATGATCATGATCATGAAGACGAACAAAAAGCTGGCAGTTGGGATGCTGGCGTGGACGAAAGCGCATTCGGAAAATACGTTGAATCAAAAGATGCTTTTAAAATGATGCAGGATCATCCTGGCAAATCATGCAAGAAAGCTCATCCTGGCAAAACTCATGAAGAATGGAAAAAATCTAAAAAATCTGATAAGGAAGAATCCAAGGATGATGATAAGGAAGAATCCAAGGATGATAAGGAAGAATCCAAGGATAAGGGAAAGTCCAAATTTGACATGATGAAGGATCACCCTTTCAAATCTTGCAATTCAGTTCACAAAAACAAAACTCATGAAGAATGGAAGAAATCTAAAAAATCTGATGACTAAAATATTATCATTTAAAAAAGAAAAAGATAAGATTGAAGAGGAAGGAGGGCGCAAGCCCCAAAAGATCTACGAGTGTAAATGGAACGCCGAGAAACAGAGGCTTGAGTCAGTCTCTTTTAAAAAAGAAGATAATTAATTAAGGCTTACCGGCCAAACCTTCCATCCATCGATCAGGGTCGTCCACGCAAAAACCATCTTCAAGAAAAGCAGATACTTCTTCAAACAAAGAAAACGCCGTCTCTTGCACATATTCTCCATCTTCTATCTTAACAACCCAACCCTTACAGTTATTGGGCAACTCTCCACGAGATTCTATTGTTATTTTCATAACTTCAATCCTTATAATACTTTAGTGCTTTCCAATTTTTCTTAACATCATCAGCAAAACAATGTCCATTCATAGCTATGTATGCGCCCTTTTTCTTATAATCAGCACAAGCCATCGCATAGCCCAAATTAAACACTGCATCTGATTTGTCATGTGCCCAAGGAACCCAAGATCCTGTAAAAACAAATGTTTTTGACAGATCTTTCTTCTGGGAGAAATGTTCCAGCGTGTATTGCATCATATCTGTGCCGTGAACAATAACAATTTTATCATCATCCAATGATTCACAAAAACAATAAAGATCTTCTCGATCAGAAGTCTGCATTTCACGAGAATCTACTAAATCCCATACAGCAATTTTTGGTTTATTAATGAATCTAACAAATTTGACAATATCATAAAATGCAGCCAGAGCCTTGTCACGATCAAATATCATGGAGCCTTGATGAGGGCAATATGATTTGCAAAAAGTACCGCCTGTTAGCACTATTTTCATCAGCCGACCTTAGAAAATCTAAGCTTCATAGATTTACCGCCACGAGCCTCACTCATAAATCTAGAAAACAAAAGATCATGGTGGACTGGGTCTACGTCCGTTATATAAAGACAATAACAAATCAAACTCCCTACAGCACTCCCTCTACCTGCACCAACTGCCTCTGACCCGTCCCCCCAGCCCAAAAGCTTGGGGCACACCCTACGGGCCTCATCCGTCATCATCTTTTGTATAAGGAAATAACTAGAAAATTCTTTTTTGGAAATTAATTCATACTCTTCCTTAATGCGACTTAAATACTTATTAGTCTTAGGAAGGTTCCTGCTTTTAAATCCAACGATGATGGCTTCCATAAGCTTTTCATTTGCGTCAGGTATTTGCGGCAATTTAATAGACCTATCTAACTCAACTCCCTTAGCTTTATTGCAAACGTCTACAGTAGTTTTTTTAGCCTGTTTGAACAAATCATAATCAATAACATCTGAATAATCGCTTTCCCATTTTTCATTAAGCTCATCCTCAGATTTCATCCAAAGATTCTTATCTTGCAACTCAAACATGTCTCCCGCAGTCCCTTGCTCTTCTGCTTTTCGAACATCCTCAACTGTCTTATTCCCCTGTATCATCAGGGTCAATCTTTGGTAGTGTGAATCTTCTTTATAACAATAATGACAATCTTGAGTAAGTTCTATAGGAATCCCATACTTATCATGAGCTTTTATAATAAACTTATCATATGGCTTTTGCTTATCAAAATCTAACATCATAAGTTCAAGATAAAAATTTTCACCAAACATGGCCATATATTTTTCAACCATAGCAAAGGCAGATTCTTCCCCTTCCTTAAGAAACGCCTGCCCGATTTCGCTGTTGATACAACAAGAAGTAAAAATAAGACCTTCTTTATGTTTCATCAGCATTTCATGATTAACTCTGGGCCGGTAATAATACCCATTGAGCCACGCCCATGAACAAAGATTAACCAAATTGCTATATCCAACATCATTATATGCAATGGCTAAAAGATGATAAGACTTTCTAAGCTTTTCTTTTTCCTCTGGGCCAAATTCAGAAGTGACAGCATGCAACTCAGACAAATCTTTTGCCTCAGGCTGCATGGGGTTCACGTAAAGCTCACAGCCAAATATGGGCTTAATGCCATTTTCTTCACAAGATTTTATTTGGCGAGGAACAGCCCCTAGCATCCCATGATCTGTTACGCAGAGAAATTGCTGATTTATCTCTGGGGCACGAGCAGCATATTCTTCAACTTTCCCAAATCCATCTAGGAGGCTGAAATCCGTGTGCAAATGCAAATGTTCAAATCCACAAACTTCGTGTTTCATAGATCAAACTTCTTACTTTAAAAGCTGTTCTTTTTGAGTGTAAATATAACTACGAGATTCAATTAAAACAAAACTAGTCTCATCATTCATTGGGTGCTGTTTAAAAAACGTTTCCTTGTTAACCCGAATCATTGTCCAAGGAGAGAACAAAAATTTATTGATATCCATAATTTCACTTCATGTCAAAAAAAGTAATCTCTGTGCCGGTTTTAAAAACTTCAGGAGGAATGAAGCATAACAATTTAGGAACGCCACTCCACCTGTCTCTGTGCCATTTAAATTCACAATCATTATCAAACGTAAATGGAAGTCGGCAGTTTTCACTCTTCCATTTATTAGCCAACTTTCTAAGCATTCTTTTAAGAGCCTTCCCATTAACAACTCTTATAGTTTTGCCGTCCTTAGAAAGGCAAATATAAAGATCATAATCTCTACATGTATCACGGCCTTTTTTGGTTCTATCATCATCTATACCGTAATAAGGCTCAAAAATATCAACTAATATATCATCTCCACTAACACGAGTTTTCACTTGGGCAGCTAATCTCTTGCCCGTTTTTGAAACCTCATAACAATCCACTTTTTCTATTCTGTCTTCTTCTCTTGTTGCCTCCTCAAGATTCCAATTATGATGCTTGTTGAGACAATTTATAACTCTCTTTTCATTCTTCTTCCCAACTTTAACTCGTTCATGGGGAGGTTTTTCGTTAATAGGAATTTTTGTTTTTGACATTTATTTTATTTTTCTACCAATCCTTATTTTTTCTAATGTTTCCACTCCATCGTCCCCCAAAACTCCGTCAGCAAAACCATAATAAACAGCATCATCAGGAGCTAAATACCAATCACTATTTTCCTTAATTTTTTTATCTATAAATTTTGTAACTTGAGGTTCAGACGAATCCTTAAAATGCTCTCCATTTATAGCTCTTTCAGAAAATATTTGCAACATCCTTTTACACTGGCTATTATTAACCTCGACCGCCGAACTTGCAGCCATGGAATTATCATCAATATAAACTGATCCATGATGAATCATATAATAACAATCAGGCATTAAAACTCTTTTGTCCGCTGCCTGTAATAATATTCCGCTCATTGATGACGCCTGAGCGTAGGCAAGAATTGTTACCGGCGACTTGGAGAATTTGATGGCATTAAACATTGCCATTCCATCTGCCCAAGAGCCACCATCCGTTTGCATGTGAACCAAAATATTTTTTCTACTTCCATGGTTCAACAAATGAAGATTTTTTATGAAGGTTGTGGCCATCTTATATTCGATGCCACCTTCATCGTCAGAGTACCTAGGATGTAAATATATTTCCCTACTATGCAAATTAACACAATGGGCATGAACATCACTAAGAGTTTGCGTTATGTCCGGCTTTTTAGTCTTGTCGTCTTTCTTATAGACCATCAGATAATCATCCTCAATTACCTTAGATAACCAAATTTAATTTTCGATAATGTATCAAAAATTGAATAAAAAATAATTAAAAAAACAATTATAAGGCGTTAGTAATGAAAGAAGTTATGAAATCACACTATTCTTCCAACTCAGACGATAATCCCTCGCACTCTTCTCTAGTAAGCACAAAAACATCCTCTTCATTAACGCCATTACAAAAATAAACAATCTCCTCGTTGTCTCGATTCCTAGTAGCTAATAATATATCACTTTGCCACAAAGCATAAATGGATGTTAATGTGGCCTTAACATATGGAAGATAAAGCTCCCGACCATCCCACTGATGCTGGAGTAAAAACCGTCGTTTGTTTTGATAATTAGGATCAACTAATTGTATCGCTGGCAATCCGCCGTTTAAGTGGCGGCGAACTAATTTAGATTTAATAGATTTATGATCACGACTCTTTATCTTGTATTCCCCATTAGGAAATTTTTCCCATTCAAAAAACTCATATTTATTACAAAAGTCTTCCGTAAAAAATTCCATAATAGCATTTACATCATCATAATACTTTCTTACCTCAAACATTTTGTCTTTGCCTAATCCAACACCTTCATCCCAATTTTCCTTTTGCTTCATATTCTGACAATTTTCGTAATCGGCTCCGAATCTCCCCTTATTCCATCTTTCTTCAATATCCATGAAAAGATAAAACCCTAACTTATAAGGGTTCATGCTATATTTTCCGCCCAACACTCCAGTTTTATGCCGAGCATAATCAATAATTCCACAATCATGAGTTGCTTGGCCCAATCCCACAAAGCCTCTCTTGGCCATAATTTCAAAATCAATCGTACTCGCCCAACCTTCATTCAAAACCTTTGTCGCCCTTTGAGGGGCAAAATACATAGCTTCCTCATACAACATAGCGACTATATCAGCCTGCCAGGGTTTTAAAGGAGCATAATCTCTTAAATACCCCAAGATGTCTCTCTGCGGCTCTGTGAACAGCCCTAACTCTGCGGCTGTCTCTCCTCTTTGAATATCCTCATGCTGGCGGGAAATCCATTTCTCGGTATTAACCCATGGCTCCATATAACCATGTTCGACTTTTAACCGTTTAGGGTGATTGTATACTCTTGAATCTCTAATTACAGGATCTTTAATTTCTTTTTTAGACCAAGCATTAACAGGATCGACCAACGTATCCAATCTAAGCACATGATCAATGAATTCAGTAACTTTTTCTTTCCCCCAACGATTCATATATCTTCTAATGCGTGTTCCATTGTTTGCCAAACGATTCATCATATTTTGACTAGTGGGAGCAAAGAATATATTATTCTTAAAAAAGTCATTATGCCCAGTCGCATGGGCGATAACAGTGATGTTGTCAACTAAAGTATTGGAATTCAAACAATATAAGTAACATGGAGATGTGTTAATGACAAGTTCATATATCCGATGCATCCCATATTCATAACCACGCTGCAACTCCTCGTATTCCATTCCCCATTTCCAATGAGGATACCTAACAGGAAATCCTCCATAGCTAGCAATTTCGCTCATCTCGTCATAAGTGAGCATTTGAACCACAGTAGGATAAAAGTCTAATCCAAAATCTCGACATTCCTGCAATATCGTAGGGATAAGAACTTCTAACTCCGCAGGTATTGAAACACCTGGAATAGTATTGTTCCCCAATAAAACCGAGGAACCATGCATAAACTTGCTCATTAAATTCCCCCAGCAGATGGATCAACAGCAACAGGCTTTGCAACAGGTTTCGATGCATCACCCAGCAAATCTATAATAGAATTTTTAATAGCCTCGTCTCGCTCATCGTCACTAAGAGCCGATAACCCATCAGCAGGAGAGATATCTGTCGTCCTCACCAGATCTTTATCAAGAACGCCTTTTGATAAAGATTCGTCTACGGTATTTTTTAAACTTTGTTCATAGTTATAAGCCATCACCTGTGAGATTCCCACAAAATTAACATCCCCACCATTAGTTAAATCCTGTATGGACTTTATAAACGAAGCATTGTCTTCTTGCCAATTTTCTCCGTCAGTAAAATATATCACATAGATGTTCCATTTGTTGGGAGGAAATCTATTCTCAAATTGCTTACCAATAAGTTTCATGGCAGAAGAACACTTTGTCCCACCACCATAACGATATCTATAAAATGTTTCCTCGTCTACCTCTTGGGCCACTGTGTCATGCCAAATATAACATCTTTCCACTCTTTCATAAAAATGTCTAATCCAAGCATCAATCCACCAAGACATATCAGAAACAATATCACATTTATATTGATCCATTGAAGCCGAACCATCTCTAGCAAAGAAAATCACAGCATTGCTAGCAGGAACTTTAATCTCAGTATATTGCTTATAACGACGGTCAGAATTGATTGGAGTGATTAATCGCACCGGGTCAGAATACCCAGGTATATAATGCAATTTGTCTAACTCGCCGCCTGCGGCCATTCGCTTTAACGCCTGCAACATAGTTCGACGATTATGACGAAGAGACTCAGGTCCGGTCAAAGCAATATTGTTATATTTTAGTTTAACTTCTTGAAAAGTTTCATTAGGCTTGGGTTTAATGTTAGGAAGCTTTAATTCGTCCTGCAAGAAATAAAGGACATCCTCCAGATCTAAATTAATTAATATCCCTTCTCCTTCTTGATCTCCCGCCTTATTCCCTTTGCCTTTTTGCGGGTCTCTGCCTACAACGTCCCCTTCCTTTCCTTCGCCACGACCTACCCCATCCCCATTGTCTCCAAAAACAAGTCTAGGAATATCAATTCTAGGAATGGATATTGTTACTTTTCCGTTTTTAGATCTTCTTCTAAAAACCTTGCCCGTATTAATATACTTTTTAAGAGATTTTCTTATACGGCCAGAGACAACGTCCCTAAAGTCTTTATGATCAGATTCGATTCGACGTGGCATGACAATGCTCCTTTTTATTCGTTTCCGGCCAAGTCGCCACGAGCAAATATGCTACCAACATAATCTAACACATCAGTAGCCGATTGATCATTATATCCACACTGCTTAACAAGTCTCGTCTTAATAGCATCTATCTTATCTTGAAGATCTTGATCCACCACCGTTGCCCCCTTTACATTAAGAGCAGAAAGCTTAATGTGATCTTTAGTATCTTCAAACAATTTGGCCTCAAGAGCCTTCTTTAATTGAGGATTAGAATCCCATTGGAATTCTTTCCCCTTATGAGCCAAATCGCCAATAAAAGCTGCCAACGAACGTCTGAAATCATCTGCCGCTTGTTCAGGGACATCAATTTTTTCTTCTATACTTCTCATCAATCTTTCATCTGCCTCTTGGTCTTGTCCCGTATACGGATTTTTAACCTTAGACTTATTGATGTAAGCCATCACGTTATCAATGTAATTAGAGCAAAGTCTAATAACTGAATCTTCGTCTCCAACCAAAGCCTTTTGAACCTCCGATTTAACAATTTCGTCATATTCCTTAATCGTCAAATCCACAGCACTCAAATACCTTGCAACATCTTCTTTGTTGGTAAACAAGGAAGAATGATCTAGCCCAGCTTTAAGCTCGTTAAGAACCATAAATGGATTTATATAGGCATGATTATCACTCAAGCAATTAGAAACTTTGTCTTGAACGTATCTTGCACTAACGCCACCACTCATGCCCTCACCAGGATATTTATCTCTAAGCTCTTTAACAGAATCATCAGTCCACCCTGGCAAAGCTCGGCCATCGTAAAGTTTAGCTTTATCAACCAAAGATAATTTTCCATCTTTATCTTCATGCAATCTGGTCAAAACTGCCCAAAGAGCCGCAATCTCCAAAGTATGAGGAGCAACATGCTGCTGCACCTGACCCTCACCATAATCCTGCTCTAAAACCTTAACCTCTTCAGACCACTTAAGAAGATAAGGCACATCAATTTTATATGTTCTATCTCTCAAAGCTTCCATATACTGATTGCTCTTAAGCTTCTCGTATTCTGGGTTGTTAGTATGACCTATTAAAACCGTGTCAACAGATATTTGGGCAAACTTCTTGGGTTTAATCTGACGTTCTTGTGATGCCCCCAACAAATCATAAAGAAACTCTTGCGCCAACTTAAGCATCTCTATAAATTCAACAACACCTCGATTACCCACACAAAACTCGCCATCAAAATTAAATGCTCTAGGATCAGAATCAGATCCGAAGTGAGGCAACTTGGCATAATTAATATCACCAGTCAATTCAGTTGCATCCTGATTTTTTTCGTCTTTAGGCTGAAAAGTTGCAATTCCCATACGATCCGCCTCGGAATATACTTTTCTAACGACAACAATGTGTTCGTTAACAACTTTTTTCCAATCTCCATCATATCTGTCCAGCATCTCGGCAAGAAACAGTTTGCACCGTGGATTAAGATTCCCATCACATTTTAAAGAATATAAAGTCGATCTCTTATCTTCAGGACAATTTTCTCTTAAAATCACATTGAGATCTTCAACAACTTTAGACCTTATTTTATCAGGGATAAGCTTGATGGGATCTTCGTGCATCGGACAGTCGTCTTCGTCATGCGTATAAATTCCATCTTGTCCAGTAGGCAAATTAATCCACTTATATGAATACCACGCACCAGCGTCCGTTTTGGAGTATGCCTCTAAACCTGTTTTTATCGCTCGGCAAATAGTAGACTTAGCAGATCCCACAGGCCCATGAAACAATAAAACACGTTTTTCAGTCCCGTACCCGCCTGCGGCCCCTCTGACAAATTTAACAAAGTTATCAAGTGTTTCTTCTAACCCAAAAATAGGAATTTTTTCATTTTCAAAAAAATGATAACGATTAAGCTTTTTTCTATACCGCTCAAACTCCGTGAATCCCTTCTCCATGATCATATCATACAATCTTTGATATGCTGTTCTAATGAGAAGTGGATTTTCATGTATCTTTTCTAGATATTCAGAAAAAGTCATCTCTTCATGAAGAACCTTAAATTCTTCTATATCAAAGCTCTTCGCAACTTTATCCAATTTTGAATTTTTAACCGTTTTCGATGGCATTAGGAGTTCCTTTTAAAAACAAATCCACGACAATTTAATAAGTATATTTTCAATTTAATTAATAATCAATACTGAAAATCAATCATTTTAAAGATCAATGTGTTCGCTACCGCTAACATTAAGATTATCTCCTGACTTTCCATAAGGATTGGTGCCCATATGAGAGTTAGCCTCTGCGTGTCTTCGCTCGCCCTTTGCCCGCTCATGATTGTGGCCAGCACGATAAGAACGACTATCCCACTTGCTGGTGTCCTTAGGATTGCCAAAAGCGACTCCGCAACCAGAAATTAATTTTATTTTACTTTTAGAACCACAATCCGGGCACGAAATTCCATCATACTTTTCCGTTTTATCATAACTAGTCAACTCTTCATAAACAACATCACACTTGTCACACTTAAATTCATAAAGTGGCATTATTACTCCTCATTCTCAATAGAATCCTCATTCATGATAAAACTTAAACTTTTGTAAATCGTGATAATCATTTTAAGCTTTTTTTCTACAGATTTAAATCTCCAGAAAAACGACTTGCTGGATATTTCAACAGATAACTCCAGCATCTTCAAATTATAAGTATCTAAACCATTTTGAAACAAGTCCACAACCAACCTATCTAAAGGAATGCCTTCTTCTCCTTGTGGGATAAAAAACTCCAATTCATCTTCGTCATTATCATTGTCAAAATCGTTAAAAAAATTACGCATCATTTATCCTAAACAACCGAGAAGGCCCCTCTTGCTTGGCTCCAAATGTCCCAAACTTTCGTTTCATTAAAGTTGCTGGGGCAAACATCTTCATAAAACCCTACTTTATTACTATGTATCCATTCGTGCGGAACAAAATTTTCTCCAAAAGAAACGAAACAAGAATCCACATCGCTTTCCACATCTGCGGAAAACCTAAAATCTTTAAATTTTCTATTTAAAAAATCTTTTTTCAAACTTTTATCTTTTAAAAACATAACAAAATCATCAGACAAAATGTTTTCCTCATTAAAACAATCTAAAACAGAACTAGAAAGTTCGTCTACAACTATAACCCCCTTATCTAAAATCAAAAGAGGAAGATCAAATAAGTTACAATTCTTTCTATCGAACAACTTAATAAAAAAATCATCAAAATTCTCACACTTAAAAACATTTACGCCAAACTTACCAGTCCACACAAAACAACCGCTGATATTATTCAACTCAGAAACCCCATCGCAAACAATCGCAACATTGGCATCAGGTAAATTCTTTTGAACAGAATACCAACTTCCAAAAGACATCCAATTTGAAGAAAAAGAATATTCAGCCCTAATCAGAACATTCAAACCCTTTCCAGTCGAAGTAACCATGCCTTATTATAGAAAGCAATTAGATTTTTACTTATTTTTCAGTTTCTACTTCAACTATTATAAAGTTTTCAGTCATTTCAGAAGCGTTTATAGAAACTAAGTATTCATGGCAAGCTTCAAGCATTTCATTTGCCTCATTAATATCAGTAGTAAACCACAAACCAACACTGGGGTGTTCTAAATTAATTCCTAAATCTTTATTGTGCAAAGTATAAGACTTCATACTACTTCCATCTCTCAACATCATTTTCATCAATAAAATTCAAAACATGTTGCCCAGTTGTAGAAAAGTGCTTGCCAACAATTTTTATCTTATCACTATGTATTTTCCTATGGCATTTGCAACAAACTGTGAGCGAGTTGTGGCGAGTATATCTCCCTCCCTCAGATCCTGGCACAATTCTATGTGTGTCAAGAAGGTCATAATCATCTTCCTCACAAAAATAACATTTCCCATCAAAGAGCTTTTTAATCATTTTTTTGGAGTACTTCTTAGTCATATACTAAAGAGAGAAAGCTACTTATGAAAACCGATAAACAAAAACTTGATTTTTTAGTAACCGGAACAGGGCGATGTGGAACCGTCTATATGGCCGAACTGCTGACCAGTCTAGGAATTCCATGCGGACACGAAAGCTTCTTTCAAATGCCAGAAAACTCAAAAGAAGCTTCTCATGTAGAAAAAACATTTGAAAAAGTAATAACAAAAAGAATCAAACCACAACTCAGCAAAGTGTCAATGCAGCCATCAAGAGATACCAAGGGAAAGCCTGCTAAACACCCGCCATGGGTTGAAGAATCAGAAATCATCGCAGATTCTAGTTACTTTTCAGCACCATTTTTAAATCATAATCTATTAAAAAACACAAAAATAATCCATGTTGTCCGGCACCCCTTAAACGTCATATCGTCCTTTGTGGAAGACTTTAATTATTTTCATAAAACTTCCGCTCCCACAAAGAGCGATGCAATAGACGCACCTCAACAATTCATATATAAAAACCTACCTCTCCTCTCAAAAAAATTAAACCCAATAGATCGAGGGGCAGTGTATTATATTGAATGGAACAGAATGATAGAAAAATCCAATAAAATAGATTTATTTGTACAAGTAGAAAAATCTCCAGAAGTTTTAATGAATTTTTTAAACACAAAAAATAAATCCTATTATGATAATACAAAAAGAAATTCAAGAAAAAGGAAAGATATAAAAATCCAATTAAATGACTTCCACCCAAGCATAAAAAAAGAATTAATTAAAATAGGAACTCAATACGGATATTTCCTAAAACAAACATAATAGAAAGAAATGAAATGCCAAAAAACAAATATGATTTAGAAGTATTAATGCCAATTTCCGGCAAGGGAATATTTGGCGGAAGATTGTTTCACTTCAAAAAGTATGGTCTTTTAAACTCCGAAAATGTAAAAATAAAGTTGATCCTCTTAACTGGAACGGAACAAATACCAGATATAAAAGAGGGATGGGCCGAAAATATAGACATAACCACTGTGCGGCATTTCAACGACCATCCTGCCTCGAAAATATATAATTTCTTTGCAAAGCAAGATCCAAATGAGTTAAATGCAGATTGGTACATGAGAATAGACGATGATAGTATTACAAACATTGAAGGTCTTATGGCTGAACTATCAAAATTCGACGTGTCCAAAAGTAATTATTTTACAACATATTTGCACCACCTCTGGGATGGTATCATTGAAAGAAAAATATTAGCAGATTTAAAATACCCCCCAAACGTAATAGAAGAAATAAGACATGAACACGAATGCTGTGTAGTTTCTCATGCAACGATGAATAAAATATTATCAAATAAAGAATCAAAAACAATATTTGAAAGCAGGGCAAGCTACCCAGTAGAGGTGTGCGACAGATGTTTTGGATGTGGCGCACACATTGCCGGAGAACGTCCACGGGATGTCCCCTGGTTAGACAGAGAAGCTAAGGTATGTAGATTGTCGTGCTTTGGAGGAGACATACATCACGTACATGAAGTTGCTTATGATAAAAATGAAGCTTCGTATAGCTTTATGAGAGAAAAATTAAAAGCATATGATAATCCACCACACATGAAGCATAAAGTAATACAACAATCAGGACTGCTAGGGATGGGATACACCGCACCATTTGAAATCGGAACATTAGACTTAAACTCAAATGAATTAAAATTTAATGACGAATATTCTGCCAGGATGACAGCCACACCAAGTGCCGAAAGAATGTCAGCAATAAATACATGGTTTTGCAATTGGATGTACAATAAAGAATTAAAAGAACTAATGTTAGTTGATGAGTGCGGCATTCCCCTTGGACAATTTACAAAAACCAAACAAGGGGAATGGTTAGGAACTCTATGGGAAGGATTTAATGTCTATAAACTCACAGGAATCGAAGAGGACAAACCAACAGGATCGACAGGAGATCAATGACTCAAAATATAATCTAAAAAATCTTGCGAAACTTGATAATCTGGGAATTTATTCTTGTCTTCTGGCCAATGTGAAACAATTCTTTCCGCAATCAAACCTTCCTTGAAAAAACCTTCTGCTTTAGTTTGAATTATATCTTGAGAAATAGCCTTCAGCCCAGCATTTTCAATCGCTGCGTCATACGTGGCTCGTGGGAAAGTAACTTTGGCAACACCTTCAACTTCATATCCCATATCCTCTAACTCGGATTTAGAGAAAACAACATGAGCAAAAGCCTTATTTAAAGAATTGTACAAATGCCCACCATGACGAGAACACCAAGGATGACATCTTAAATATATCTTAGAATTTTCATGGGTAACCAACTTGACTTGAGATAAAACTTTCGCCATGCGATGACCCATCTCAGCATCGTCAACACTACTATCAATCCCGTCTAAATGGTCCAAAACATCATACATAAGAACAATATCAAAAGGCCCTTGCTCACGAACTTTTTCAAAGTCATTAGAAAAATAACATTTATCGTCTGAGTCAGGCAAAGAAGAATGGGGATCATATCCAACTGATTTCTCAACATTGTTTTTAGCAGCTTGAAACACGACATGGCCTTCACCACATCCAAAGTCAAGAAACCTTTTATTACTTAAGTCCTCATTAATCATTAAATAAATTATACCCTCTGCTCTCTCCTGTTTGTCCTCTTCCGACTCCGCTTTACATATTAACTCCTCAGGTACGGCAGAAGGCCAAAGCGGAGATTTAACTAATTCTTTAATCTCAGAAAAATCCATATGAGCTTTTAATTCATTAATTTCATCTAAAGAAAGACCATCAACAGCACTTTTAATTTCATTTAATTTCATTATTCTTCCTTTTTCAAGAGCTTTTCTTTATTCTATCTATAACTAAAGTTGTCGATAAATCTTCCACCAACTTAAATTCCTTAACCTCTGAGACCAGATCCGAACCTACTATATTTCCAGACCAGTCTGACCCCTTTACGAGAATATCAGGAGATATTTCCTTAATGACCCCATAAGGCGTAATGTCATCAAATGATACAACATAATCTACTACTTCCAAGCCAGATAACACTTCCATTCTATCAATTAAATTGTTAATCGGACGAGAGTTTCCCTTTAACTTCTTAACACTTGAGTCACTGTTCACAGCAACAACCAATTTATCTCCCAAAGACTTAGCATATTTTAAAAGCTCTAAATGGCCTCTGTGGATTAAATCAAAGCACCCATTAGTAAATACCAATTTAAAATTTCTATCATTCAACTCTTCAATATTAACAAATTTGCCACAAAAATCGAACCTAGAAAGTGGCTCATTATACTTCCTAGAAACATAAAAAGTACTGGCCTCATAAGCGATAGATGATGATTCTATAACACTTAGTCCGCATGAAATCCCCATAGCTAAAAAAGCCGTGAAACAATCGCCTGCTCCTATAACACTATTGACCAATGAACATTTTCCAACAATATCAAAATAATCTTTACCCACCAAACCCTTAACCCCATCGCCACCATGAGTAATCACAACACTCTCGCACCCAAGAATATCCTGAAACCATTTACATTGTTCCTTCCAATCACGAATCCCACTTAAATTAAAAGCCTCCTTAGCATTGGGCTTAAAAATAGAACACCCAATCCACTTTTCTATTGGGCCTTTTTTAGGATCAACAATAGTGATCCCCACATCAAGAGGAACAAAACTCTCCTCCACACCACTAAAAACCCCTTTGTCATAATCTGAAAAAATCACCACCGACTTTGGCACGCCTCTATTAGAATTACAAACATGATGAAAGATTCTATTTTGGTGATCAACCAACTCTGAACCTGCCAAACTATAATTTTCAGATTCTACATCCCATCTACTTAAAGGAAAATCCCCATCATAAAATCTTCTTTTTATAGGGACTTCAACTGATTGGTCGTCAAATTCAATACAATACGACATATCAATATTATAATCCCTAAATATTTCCTTAGAATATCTTCCAACTAAACTGAAAAATTTTACATCTACATTAAAATGACTAAATTGATAAACTACATTTGCTGCTCCCCCAGGCAAACTCTTAAAAGAATTAGAATCAGGGGATGTCATGACTGGTATTGGGAATTCAGGACTTATCCTGTCCGCTTGCACCTGATAATACTCATCTACAATAGAATCTCCAACTACAGAAATTCTTGGTTTCTTCTTTTCAACCAATGAGATAAAATCAATAATGTTCATAAAAATAAGTTAGTAATATAAATAAAATGATGATGAAATTAAAACCAACAATAACATATGACTTTGATGGCGTTCTACACAAAAGCATGAAGCCGGTCAAGCAAACTGGTCCAATTAGCTACACAAAATGGGATGAATGGATTCCTTTCAAAGAAATGCATCAATGTCTAAGAGACGATTCTAAAAAAAATAGAATAATAATAGTTACAAAAAGATATCAAAAACATAAACCACATATTGAAAAATTTATAACAAAATTTAACCTCCCAGTAGAAAAAATAATTTGCACAAACATGAAACCAAAATGGCCCACCTTAAAAAAACTTAATTCCAAAAAACACTACGACGACAGCAACAGTGTGGAAAAAGAATTATTCAACAAACCAATTGCCTTCATAAAAATCGACCCATATGTAGATATATAAAAAGACCGACATCTAAACATTAGAGATGCCGGTCCCGGAGAAAAGAAATGGTGTTACATTATTATAGTTAAATCCTACTAAATTCAACAACATCAAATTCCTTGTAACTGGCAACCAGATTTTCTGGTTGCCAGTTATCGTTTAACTCAGGGAAATATACGTCTCCTTCATAATTCCCTTTCACCTTAGTGGCAATAATCCTATCCACTATGCCCATTTCAAGAGACTCTTTATAAACAAATCCCCCTCCGATTACAAAAACTTCTTTTTGGGGAGCAGATCTCGCCGCTAAATTTCTGGCGAATAAAACAGCTTCTTCCAAATTGCGTTTAACATAAAGAGGTCGCATTCCATTAAAAAATGCCCCTCCAGAACTAATTTCATCCCCTGCGTCCATAGATTTAGAAACAACTATATTAGTGCGACCTGGCAATGGTCTAACAGGAAGAGATTCCCATGTCTTCCTGCCCATGATAACCACATTGTTAACTGTTCTTTTTTTAAAAAGCTGCCAGTCTCTGGGAATATCCCACGGGATTCCCCCTTTGTTGCCAATAACTCTATTTTGATCATATGCAACTAATATTGTTATCATTTCTTACGACGGCTCCGTTTTCTTTTCGGTTCGGGTTCAGGAGCAGGAGCTTTCATTTGCTCTATCCAAGATAGCCTTTTTTTAAAAGAATAATCATCTAATTCTTTATCCGTTGGCTTTCTGGATTTATATTTCGCCTTATCCCAATTTTCCTCGTCCCATGAATCAAGATACATAAATTCATCACTATTTGAGCCATCACTTAAATCAGGTTTTCCTTCAGATTCAACAACATAGAATTTTTTAACGGGGACGATTTCTTCTACAATATAAATCATCAAACGGCCACCGGCATTGGGATTTTAGATTCGGGATTATAGTCCACAATACCAAAATCTTCTAAAGAATAGGAAAAAATATCTTTTGCCTTATTCAACGCCAACCTAGGAGAATGTGGTTTGGTTCTAGACAAATACTCCTCAACAGCAGGAATCTGATCTACATAAATATGACTGTCCACAGTTGAATGGACAAATTCATAAGGCTCAAATCCTGTTTGTTGTGCCAACATATAAATTAAAGCACTGTAAAATTGAATGTTAGCAGGAACTCCGACAGGGAAATCACAACTCCTTTGAGTTAACATCCCGCTCATTCTGTTTTCATGAGTAAATATTTGAAATGTATAATGACAAGGAGGAAGTCTCATTCCGCCCATTTGACTTGGGTTCCATAATGAAAATAATATTCTTCTACAATCAGGATTTTCTTTTATTCTATTCACCATCCAACTAAGTTGATCGAATCCGCCCTTTCCATAATTAGGATTGCCAACATCTCCATTGGCATATTCCCCGCCAAAATGACGTAATTGGAACCCATACACCGGGCCAAATGCTCCTTCAACATATCCATTTTTTCTTTCAAAATCTTCATCCACCCACGGAGTCCATATGTTAGATTCTAATTTTTGTAGATCGCTATTTAAAGTTGAACCAGAAAGAAACCAAAGCAACTCAGCGAATATCGACTTGGGCCAAACTTTCCTGCCCGTCAAAAGAGGGAATTGGTCTTTAATTAAATAACGAGATTGCAGGCCAAACACTGCGACTGTTTCAATCCCGGTACGGTTAACCTTCTTGACCCCATTACTCAAAATGTTTTCAAGAGCATCGTCATACGATTTTAAAATATAAGACATCTCAAGGCTCCCGTTATAATTGCCTTGAATGATTTTAACAAAATAAAAATATAAGATCAAGTTTTATTAATATCAAATAACCATTTTTTAAAATTCATTAAACTAATCTTCGCAAGTTGACTCTGCTGGCATTAATTGATCCATGGTTTTAGTAAGAAGATCGTCTTTTTCCCACAATGGGCCATTATTAGTGCAAGAATATGTAGCAGTTTTACCATTGTCCTTAGGAAGAATATTAATTTTTAAAACAATTCCCCGACTTTTATAATGCTTGCATTTAGGGTTGTTATTGACAATCTCATCCCCTACAGAAGGCTCATAAGAATTACTTACAAAATTTCCATCAAACTCTTGCAACTGGCAACTCCCGCCCATTCCCTTGGCGGGGGCTTCAGCACCATAAGACTTACATCCTTTTTTCTTCTTTTTCTTAAAAAAAGGATCTTCTGTTAGGCCCGGCCACTTTCGTCTTGTCGGAGAACCAACTCTTCTCATAAATCCAGCAACGCTAGCCGTAGTAGTAGCCACTTCCTCAATGTCGCAAAACCACTTTTTAAAATTCATTTCAAATACTCCAATGCCTATCAGGGCCTATGTTTTCTTTTCCTACCAGCCAATTCGAAAATGATTTCATTTCAAACTGGCGCTTCGCCTGCTTGCTCATACCCTTGCATAAGAATTTTCGTGAGGGTGTCTTTGTCAACAAAGTGCGTATCTTTATCTGGCTGGCTAGTTCGCTTGCCATTTTTCACTATTTTCTGTGCCAAATGAGGATGCTTATCACTATTTATCTTAATCAATGCGCCATTCTTAACTAATTCAACATCAATGGAAGCCAAATTATAACTCTTACCATTCAACGTGAAATTAGCAACAATAATATTTTTTAAATCTTTAGGACGAATATTAAGCTCATCACTAAGTGATGTGACAAAATCAGCATCTTCTGTAAACCATTCTTTAAATTGCATTTTTTACCTCGCTCTAAATATATATTATACAGATCTTAATAAAGGAAAATCATAATGAAGTCTACACGTTTTTATAGTTTTAGAAATTTTATGGATATATGTCTAAAAGAAAGCAAAATAGACGAACTTGTAAAGAGCCAAGACTTAATATTCTTTTTCAAAAAAGGCAAAAATATCTATGGCGGAACAGAAGAAAATCGTGTCATGTTTGCAAGAATGAAAGATAAATCAGATAAAGGCCCTCCATTAAGCCTTGACGAAAAACCTACGTTTTCAGCAATTAACATAAAAAGACTAATTGACAGACATGCGGAAGACGACTCTACGTCAAAACTAGAAAAGACATTTTCGGAAGAAGATGTTGATAAAATGAAAATAATTGACATTAAAGAAATAAAAGAAAAACTCAGCGAATGACCCTCCCCTTCGATAATTCCAACAAAGACAAAAGAAAATACCAGTGCTTTGTATGTGGAATAATGTTCCAAGATTTTGATTTATTCAAAACTCACATACTAGAATCGCACGAGGAAGGAAGAGAGTATGTAATTTGCTCTCTTGAACGATGTAAAGCCCCAGTGAGAGATATAAGAATGCATTTCAAAGCAAAACATCCTCACGAAACTATGCCCAAAAAAGGCCAAATGAAAGCAATGATATGGAAAGACCATAAGAAAAAAGGAGCAAAGCCCAAAACCAGAAAACCAGTGTTCAGAGAAGGTTTCTTTACTTCAAAAAAAATGGGAGGAAAAGAAATGCACTATAGGTCTGGATATGAGTGCGACGTGTATGGATGTCTAGAATTAATCTCAGAAGTTCTAGCATATGATGTTGAGCCATTCAAAGTTCCATACGTTCATAAAGGAAAACAAAGAAAGTATACTCCTGATTTATCTGTTAAATTTTCCGATGGCCGAATAGAAATATGGGAAATTAAACCCGCATCCCAGACAATGCTAGATGTTAATCATTCCAAATGGACCGCATGCAATGATTATTGCAAACATCGTGGATGGGAATTTGTTGTAATGACAGAAGTGGGAATCGGAAAATTAAAAAGAAAAATCAAACGGACCAGACATTGAAATCCCAGTCACCCCCTTCCCATCATCCGATGTGATGTTCCACAATCGTCCGATTTCATCTTTTACGTTTACATTAAAAACACCATTTTGATGGAACCAATTAATGTCTATTAAAGAAGGATAAATTTTTGCATCCACATATTCCGAACATGCTGCAACTAAGGCAGAATCTCGCATATGTCTATGATACTGGCGTATCGGATGATCATAGGTTTTCAAAGGATGCATTATTGCAGACTCAATAAAATTCTCATTCTCATTTAAGTCTGGTTTCCACCTAACTGGGTATTTTCTATAATTCCCATACCATCCCAAAGAATTATGAGTTGCCGTCTGACTGGTTGTTGGCATTCCATTGACCCCCGCAACAGAATTGTGGGGATGAGTAGATCCATCCCCCCAAAAAGATAAAGAACCAATTTTGCCCCCTAAATAATAAGCCAAAGTCGGTATCAATTCTTCTGAAAGATCAAAGACACCTGCCATGTTCTGAGCATCATGCGGGTGCGGTCGTGGGAATTGACCAAGCTTCCCAGATAGTCCTCCTCCTGCACCCATAGGGAAAAACCCATTAGAAAAATGGTTCGTCAAACTTAAAAATTTATCAAAAAAATTCAAATCATTAAGAGCAGAAAGATAGTCTCTGTGTAAAAAATAAAAACATCCAAGAATATAAAAAGTTTCATTAAATTTCTTATCAATTATTTTTTCTACAAAAGGGAACTTGCACTTCTTCATCCTAAGATCTGTGCCCAGCACCCAATAATTCGATTTTTCAGCTTTTTTCAAATCTGATTCAAAAGAATTAGAAGTGACTAAGCAATCATATTCTAAATAACAATACCAATCCTTATCAGGCCATTTATCATATACCTGTTTCAAACCAAAAAAAACATTACGATAAGGATTATTAGGAAGACCATGATTAAGCCCCCTAACAAGATGAGATGAAGAAAATTTATCTTTATCAAGATCATCCCAAGATACACCATCCATCACCGTCAAAATATCCGTGGTCATCCACCTCTTGACAGAGTCTATAGTATCCAAGACGACATCATCGTCATTATGTGCTTGTATTATTGCAGCGATTTTCATTATAAACTCAAAACAATATCGTCCACTTTGCTATACAAATCCTCTATCGATCCATCATTTACTAAAAAATGGTCAACATACTCAGCACCCTCTGGCGACAGAAAGGGGGCAGGGGTCGAACACGGGTGTAATGCAAACCAATCTACCAATGGCCTTATTTGAGCTTCAGAACCATTAGGGTCCTCATTCTCGTGACCTGGCCTCCACACCAACACCGTTGTTCCCCCAACTTTTTTAATCTTTTTAAGCTCATTAATATATCTTACATCAGAAAATATTGCAGATCTTACCCTATCTCTAAAAGCAAGTTCTATCCAAATTTTGCCCTGAATTTTTCTAAACCCATCACCGATCTGCTGCAAGCCCTGTCTCACCGGCAAATCAAAACCTTCAGGAATTTCTGACTTTGTTTTCCACTCTTCCACAAAAGAGCGATCTACATTAAAAGTCTCACAAAATATTCGTTTAACATTGTCAGCAAAAGACGCTCGCTCTACATCCGCCCATTTAAATTTAATTTTTTCAAACAGATAATCTGCCGCTGTATCCTTTCCATTCTGCATCTGGCCTGCAAACCCTACAATATTTACCATAACTCATTGCTCCCTATGAAATCAAAAACCATAAAGGATATTAATGTCATTGCTACCTATAAAATTAAAACCATTGATAAAGGATATTAAATATACTATCATTATTCAAGATGAATAAAATTAAGAAAATTTGCGGTAATTGTAGATTATACGAATCCTCCGAACAAAGATGCAAAATAACCGTTTTGCACGAAGGAGAGCGATATAATATGCCTGTCTCTCCCGAAGATAAGTGTCACATGGAGGAATTAGGAATCGAAATTCAACAAGTAAGATGGTGGACGGAAGATGCTGAAACAGGAGAAAAAACAAATAATAATGGAGTTGTAAAAATGGAATACCCCAAAGGATTTTTCGGAGAAGAAAAAAATGAATGAAATAAAAGATATAATGGAAGAAATAATGGAAGAAGAAAATCCAGAAGCCTTATTTGCAGACGGATTTGATGATGCCATTATAGGCATTTGCAGAAAAGCAGGAGCAGGAAGCTCGCCAGTCGTGACTTATAGTTACGACAAATGCATCCAAACACTAATGAACCAAAGCATGTCACATGAAGAGGCTATAGAATGGATGGAGTTTAATGTTGTGTCCGCTTATATGGGAACACATACTCCAATTTTTATTGAAACCCCGATTTAAATGGGGTTGCATAAAAATAAAAATGAATTATTCTATTCGCAACAAGTGCACTCATCACAACATGGGTGTTCGTTATTCAAACAACAATCTTCCACACAATGCTCACAACTACAATCACACATAAAACCTCCTTTGTTTTAATTATCTATTAATAATAAAAATATTTTATATAGATTTTAAGAATGTCCGAATACATTATTTTATTTCCAAAGTCTGTGAATAGTCCAAACTCAATCTTTATGAATAAGGACATGGAACTGCCCACAAAAGAAATTAAAAATTGCGAACTAGAAGATGCAATAGACCTCTTGGAGACATTAGGGCTACAACGAGCAAAATCATATACTATTGATAACAAAAAAAATAAGCACGAATCGTGCATGCCAGCAATCAAATTAGGGGTCATATTAGGGTCATGGGGAAAAATACACTGTATCCACGTCCCCGTGATAAATTTTAATGAAAAAAAAGCAACAGAAGATTATCATTCATGGCAAAGTTGGATGGAAATAAAAGACAATCAGAAAGTAAGCCCATTAATGAAAACAACCATCATGCTTATGAAAAACAAATTTAAAAATTGGAGCATTTATTCAGAGGACTTTTCATCCAGCAGCATTTGCATGCATTGGAACAATTAAAGTATAATTGCTGACATCTGCCAGTCTCAACAAACATCCAATAAAATCTGGGGGATGTATCTTTCTTCCAAACATATCACGATTAAAGCTCCAAGCTTCAACAAAATCATATTGAGACATCATTATTATGTACCCGCCTGCTGGGTCCGCTAAAGAAATGGTACCATCGTCATCGTTGTACCCCACAACAATAACATAGTGCCACGTAGTATTGGAACTCCTTATCAGACATATAGGGGGACGATTCTCCGACACATATGATTTAACATGATCCAAATCACTCTTTCTAACAACAGAATAAACCCCATAATAACTTAAAGCGGAAGCAATATAGTCTGGCGAGGTCATTCCAACTTCTTCCCCTTTATAACTAAACCATTTAGTTTTAGTCTTGCTTTTAACTTTAGATACTTTTACTTCTTCCCCATAAAAATTCAATAACATAGTAGCAGCAACCGGACCACAACTTATTTGATCCAATTGTTTTATTAGGGGAAATTTACTTATAAAACATTTATCAGGGTAAACAGGTTTTGAAATTTCATTATAAATGACAATCCCAGAAATTAAAGAAAGAACAAAATAAGCCCACCTAATATTTCGACTCATCTCATCCTCTGTCTTCTACCGGCTACATTTCGGGCCATCGCTTGCCTTTTTCTTTTAATAGCTTTTACATTCAAATAAACTTTAGAAACTCCTTTTCTGGTGACCTTAACCACTGAGGAATCCCTGATTCCCTCACGACTATTCCTAATCTGGGGAATCTTATTGACAAGCCCAAAAGTCCTATTAGATAACGCCGCAGTAGTAGCGACAGGCATACAAGTCCCGTTGCCTGCTTCGTTATCCACTCCGCCAGGGTAAGTTGGCTCGTGGCATTCACATAGCACATCTGGATCTTCGCACGCTGCACTGCAAGTGTCCGTATCAACATTCCACGCACCGCCACTCCAGGTATACATGCAATCGCCGCTTCCACAACAAGAAGCATTAGATGTGTCGCAGTCGCCACCATAGCAAGGAGTTGTCGCTGTTTCTCCATCTTCATAACCAGTAGCATTGGAATCCTGACAGGGGGCGCTAGTGTCGTAAACGTCGGCAGCATCTGGACAACCACATCCAGGTTCACAGTCGTCGCTGTCTAAGATATAAGTCACTACCGCCGTGTCGGGGTCGGTCGTGTGTGTATATTCACATGTTCCGGTGCCGCACGAACCGAGAACTGCAATCGGAATATCACAATCGCAATCAACCGTTGGCCCCGCACCCCCCGATGTACCTGTGCCAGAGCAATGAGTTGTCATCGTCACGACAGGTCCGCCAGGAATAGGAGAACCCTGACCTGACGGTTCGGGGCAATCACAATTATCACAACCACAATCACTTGTCTGAGTCCAAGTTGCAGGAGTAATGATTGGATAGCACGTACTGTCGAGTGCCCATGTGCCATAGGTACAATTAGGCCGCCCGTAGCATGGTGTCCAAACCCATTCGCAACTACCGTCGCACTGACATTCCCCGCCACCACCACATGTTCCGGTAAACGTCTGAACATTGATTTCATTGTTGATGATGGGTGCAGGATCAACGCCAGGTGTGCCCCATACCTCTTCGGCAACAGTACATGAGCATTGATGGCACTCTTCCTCAGAAACTTCCCACGTCCATTCGCATGTTCTGCTGGCACATTGGCAACCGGAATTATTACTTTCCCCACAATCAGATGTAAGCTCCCAATAGCAATCTTCTTCCCCACCGGGAACGTATGGATCAGAGTGGGACGTTGCGTGCACGCCTACGTAATATCCACCACCACAACCACCGGCTGATCCGGGTGTTCCGGTATACGTCTGGGGAATGGTCGCAGCATCTGGCACATCAACGCCAGGTGTGCCCCATGTATATGAGTCGAACGGTGTACATGAGCATCCAGGGCACTGAGAGCACGTACTGTTTTGTGTCCATGTGCCATCTTCACACTCACTTAGTAGTCCGATTGACTCTGGGATTGGCTCGCCGCATGGTGTCCAAACCCATTCGCAACTACCGTTGCACTGACATTCCTCGCATCGATAAACCCATGTGCACACTCCCTCGCATTCGATGGAACAACAATCACACTCACAACAACTAAAACAATCCTTAATCGGCATATGAAGTCTCTATCTATATGTGAAGTATTATTACTTATATAGAGACTTCGCCTTTCGAATAACATCTTCGGTCTTATCATCATCTAATCTAAGAATTTTGCTTACGAGAGAAGATTTATTAACAATATCTCTATAAGATCTTATGTTGGAATTCCAAAGTTTATTTGCTCTAACTTTTCCAATATGAGGTAGATTGCACAAGCCAACCAAATAATCGTCTACCCCATAAACAACTCTGGTTTGAAGATCCCCCAACCACTCTTTTTGATCCCATTTTGCACTCATGGAATCAATCGACTTTAAAACCGTTGCCAGACGAGGAAAATCCATTTGAAGCCCTCTCATATATGGGTTAAAGGTCTGACTGGGCAAGCCTTTAAGCAAAAGGTGATATGCATAAGCTGCTTTTATGACAGGCTTTTTAATGTTCCCAAACATTTTCCTTATACGAGCAGAAAAAGAAACCATTTCTTCTTCTTCATTTTTACTAACTATGCCAAGCCTACAAGATTCCACACTAGCAAGAGCCATTGAAATTGCATAATCATTATCCTGTCTATTATTTTCAAATATACTAGAAAAATTCCTTCTAAGATCAGCAACGTCAAAAGGATCAAAATAAAACATGCTGGATATCTTTCCTACCGCATTGACCTTATATTCTCCTTCATACTCTCTAATAATTCCTTTTTTTAATAACAAATCAACCAATTGATCAATAACATCATCATCTAATTGCATCGACTGAAATGCAGCCAGACTTCTGGCGTACCAGTCACGAAAATCATCTTTATTTCTTATATTTCCATGATGGATTTCACTTACTACATGAAACGCCATTATTTTATGATGACCACCTAAAGTGTCAAGCATTTGTGATTCAATATTTTGTTTCCTATTTAATTTCTTTACATAATGATCCGCCTGACTCTCAGGAATTAAAATATAAACATCCCCTGACGGATCATATTTTGGGCGACCAGCACGACCTGACATTTGTTGAATGTCATAATTTTCTACTTGGCTCAAACCACGATGAACCCCCAAGATTACAACACGACGAGCCGGTAAGTTTAATCCCCACGCTACTGTTGATGTGGCAACCAAAACTCTAAGGTCTGGATCTTCCTTAAAGTCCCTCTCTAATTTGAGTCTTTTAGCTTTTGTCAAATCCGCATTATGATACCCACAATTAATCCCTGCACGCTCAAGAGCCGTCTTCATATGTCGCCCAGTTCGCTTGGTATGAGAAAACACAAGGAACTTGTCATCTGGGTAGTCTTCTACGATCTGTAGGGCATGAGCGACCTTCTGAAGCTCTCTGTCCTCATATTTTTTATCACCATCATAGCATTTCTCATAATGGATAGTTAAAGGACAAGGCCGATAGGAAGATTCAATTAAATATGTTTCTTTTTTTGTTAATTCGTAACTTACCCATTCCCCAATTTGATCCACATTTGGCATCGTAGCAGATAAAAACACAAGTCTAATGTTTGGATTGACTTCTGTAAATTTCATCAATGCTGCTTCTAAGTGATCCCCTCTGCCATCGACTCCTATAAGATGAAATTCATCAACAACCAAAGTCCCAACTTCAGAAAGAAATCTATTTCCCTCTGATTTATGGTTGCGACATCTATGACTAAGCATTTCGCTTGTCATCAAGATTAAATTTGCCGCAGCCAACTCTTTTTTGCGATCTTCAGTTATGCGATAATCACCTGTGCAAATAGAAATCTTCAAATCTTTAAAATGGTGATCATCAGACGACCAATCATCAATCTTTTCTTGTGCCAATGCCTTCAAAGGACTCAAATAAAGGCCCTTGCCGCCTCTCTCACGCACTTCGTTGCTAAGAAACATCTCCGCTATCGCCGTTTTGCCAGAAGACGTTGAAGAGGCTATTATGGCGTTACAATCCCTATTATAAATCTCATAAGCTCTTGATTGAACAGGATTAAATTCATCAAAAGAAAAATTAGCATAATCAGGGAAACTGCTAGCTGGAATTAACTCATTTTGGTCTCCAAGTTTAATAATCGCTGGCATAATACACCCTCATTATACGCCCTCATTTGAAAACAAAATGGGACGACCGCTTTTAATAACAATAACAAATTAGGATCTTCTAGAAGATTGAGGCCTTTTAAGCCTATTCAATCCTATGCCAACTTCAATAGATAAAACCTCTAACATTTGATAAAAATCTTCAGCACCTTCCGCCACCGAAAGCCATTTATCCATTTCTTCATTCTTAGAAACGAAATTAACAGCTTCTCCAAGATCCCCTCCTACTCTTTGAGAAAATCTAGTTTTTAAAAAAAGCAGTTCCTTATAGGATAAAGATGACACATACTCTTTTAATACACTATTTGAACTTGTCATGATTTCACCTCGTTCGTAACTAATGACTTAAATGATAAACTCCAAAAAACTTGAAGAATTGCTGATCGCAAATTGGACCAGCTTCATAAACTACAGCAAACTTATGGCCCAAATCCTAGAAATAGTTCGTGACACAGAACTAGCTGTAGTGGAACAATCAACAATTCCAAAAATAGGAATACAAATTAGCCTCTCCAGGTTTGAATTAACACACAACGGATTCTTAATATGGGTAGAATTTAAGGTTCCAAAAGAAGAAAACAAAATCGCAATAGGAACCAGCGAACTAAAATTATTGGCCTCTGGCGATCTCAGTCATATTAAAACCATAGGCAACCTTTACTTTATTAACAATTAAACAACATTTACCAAACGAATGTTTTCACCATCTTCATTAATTATATCTGATTCAAGAAGCATACTATTATAGTCTAAGAACCTCAAGCCCAGATTATAAGAATCCAAACTGATCTCTCTCTCATTTTGGCAGGCTGTGATCCAACAGTATTCATCAGCTTTAACTGTCCCGCTTTTTCCTTCTTGCGTAATTCCAATCTCTAGAACAACCCGATTAGGCAAAAGCAACTCTATAGAACCATGTTCTTCAAGTTGAGAAATAAGTAATCTTTGAATTTTAGCACTCTGTGCTTTTGAACTTGCCATGACTATATGCCTCCAAAACCTATAATAACTGGATTTGGAATTATATAGCCTTTAATAAAAATTAACCTCACTAGGTTTGATACAGGCATAATTAAAACCTTCGTAAGAACACTCCTTATCCTCTGGTGGGTATAATAAATTACCGACTTTATCAATTGATCGTGTCCAACAATAAACTTTATTTGAGTCCGAAAAAAATTCTATAAACGATAAAGCTTCGTCGCCTAAAACCCTTCTGGCTATTTTGCAAATAAGAACGAACGGAAGAAACGGAACGTTTCTTCCCATTATTTGAATGCTTTCTAAATAATGACTTTCATAATCAGCCTTGCTATAGTGAATATCAACATCGTATCCATCGACACAAAAAGATGATGTTTTCAATGGGCTTAAGACATCTTCTTCAGAACGACTTCCTAAAGGGTAATTATGAACTATCAACCTTTCGCCTAATCGTTTTAAGTTAATAATTTCTTTATCAAAATTTCTATCTCTCATTATGCCTCCATATTATATATGAAAAAAAAGATGCTAAATAAATTTCTTAGAATAAATAAGATCTCCCCCTACTGGGTATAATAATTTATTAATCTCACCTAATCCTAGTATTAAAAACATCTCAGAAACTTGAGAATTAGAAACAAATCTAGAATGCGTACTCCAAAACCCATCACAATCTAATAGAGAACCATTCTTCTTTAATCTTGCTAAAAACCAATCCCTAGTTTGCTTGACCCCTTCTGATAGAGTCTTGTTGCTATCCCAAAATCCCAATAATCTAAAAACGTCTTTTGCATCTAGCCATAAAAAAGACGACCATGGATCTCCCTCTGCATAATGTCCGGGGATTCCCATTTTGCTGGTGACATTGATAAAATGGACAATAAGCCTAACCCAGTTTTTAACCAAAAATGGGTCAAGACACCCCGAATTTCCTATAATCCTAAACTCTATAGTTTCCCGCTTCCCCTTCTTGAGGTGATAGGTGTTTAAAGAATAATATTTTACATTTCCTAACCTAGAAATAAGAAGAGATGGGGACATTTCCGCATCATGTCCAATTAGATCAGTCAAACCTATAAACTGACAATAACGATTGCTCTTTCTCTCGTGAGGAACCGAGTCAAAAAAAACCGGCTCGCATTTGATCCAATAATACAAAACCGAGGCCAACTCGCTCTCTGACAGGTCCGCCACTTCAACATGAACGTGTAAAGAGCACCTCTCATCCGCCGCAATTGACTCATCATTAGAAAACCCTTCAACAACACGGCATATGTCTTTAAGACCTTTCCACCCCTTAGACACGGGAGAACAGACCTCTATGCCACAACTCGAATCAGGTTTGACAATCCAGAATTCGTTATTATGAGTATGATGCCACTTGGCTATTTCTACAGTTTTGCTTAAAGATCTAGAAATTAAATTAGCGACATAATCAGAACCAACAGGGTTCTCCCTTGTCAGCGGTCTGCTGCGTCCGTCCAGCGAATTCAATTCAATCTCAACACCAAAACGTCTGCTGTAATCGAATCCCAAATAATCATCACTCATATCCATAAATTTATTTTAAAAACCTACAAATTTAAATCAAGCTTGATTTAAAACTACAATGTAATAAAATGGTGATATGAAAAAAATTAAAAATAGACAATGCCTTTTGCTGAAAACTAAAGACAAAAGAGAATTCCTAACTGAGAAAAGCAATTATTCTTTGCTTTTGGAATTTTCTAAAAAATTTAGTCTCGAAGTGTCTGTCGTAAAAATAAAAAAAGCAACACTCCTAGAACTAAGCGAACTTGCCGCTGCTTTCTGTAATCCGAATCATTTAAATGAAGAAATAACTTATGAATTAATTGAAACAAAAATATCTCAAATTAAAAAACCTCGCAATAACATTATAAAAACTTCAGAAAGATTAGATGAATATATAAAGAAAGAATTTTTAGCAAGTAAAATTGTATCATTAAAAAAACTTAAAAGAAGATTTTCAGGATACGAACTGACTGATTCCTGCTTATGCAACCACATAAGAAAAATACGGAAAGAATTAGAAGCGGAAGGATATAAAATAAACAAAGATAAATCAGAATATAATATTATTTAAAAAGCATTTTATCTACGAGCGACAATAACAAACCAGGCAGGACCATCTGGAGCTACGCTAAAAACTTCCCACCGACCATTAAGAGAAAGATTATTTAATTCCTCTTCTAAATCCAAAACACTAGAGCGAATAACCTTCCATTCATACTCTGTGTATCTAGTCGAACTCAACGTGCAACTGTTTCTTACCGATGTATCTTCCGACATTAGAGATCCTCTTCGCTTTTTAATTCTATTTCTTCTAAATCTTTAGCATCTTCTCTGTGAATGGCCAACTGATACTCCGACAAGTAATCTTTCACCTGTTCTTTAGACTCCGCATCAATCAAGGAAGGACACCGATATAAAACATCTTCCGGCACATCATTGCGAGCCATACTGCTTCTAAACTTGATCTCCTCGCCAGCGGCCCAAGGTTCTTTAACAGTAAAACTTCCTTTTCCACTTACATCAATTCTCTCAGACATAATCAAAGTATTTAAAAGGCCAGAAAGCGGATTTATACCACGATCAAAATAAAGTTGAACATTTTCGGTTTCCATGAAAGGCCGAAAAGTTTTATTTTTCACATTTTTAATTTTCATATTAATTCCAACAATAGACCCGATCTTGGAATTCTCAATTTTCTTTTGAGTTTGCGTTCTAATACGACATGAAGCATAAAAAGGCAACGCATTGCCCCCTCCTCCTGTCGTTTCAGGGCTACCAAACATAACGCCTATTTTTTCACGAGTCTGATTAATCACAACCATAGTTGCATTCTGTTCTTCCAATATAGGAGTCAACTTTCTAAACTCCCGACTGCAAATCTTGGCACGCTCGCCAGGTTGTTCCTTGCCACCAACAATCCTCTTCCAATCAGCATCTGTGTAGCCTTCAGGAAGGTCAACCTCTCTGTATTCTCTAGCACTAGGCGACACACTAATAGAGTCATATACAATTACTATGGGAACCTCTATGCCTTTAACCGATCTAACCTTCTTGATTACCGTGTGTACCTTCGTAAACACCTCCTCCAATGTCTGGGGGGTGTATCTAATAACTTTAGATACATCGACATGACTAGCCGATTGAACAAAATCTTTGTTTATAGTATTTTCACAATCTAAATATATTGGGAACCCACCAAGCTTCTGGCAGCCACGAATAACATTAGTAGCAATAAGAGATTTGCCTGATGAGGCCGGACCATATATCTCTGTAAGTCTACCGCCCGGAACTCCGCCATTTATATATCTGCCGCTGCAAACAAAGTTAACTGCCAGATTCCCAGTATCCACAAAATATTTAATACTATCTATATCGTCTAAGACGCTGCCCCCCGTATCGGCAGCAAGATCCGAGAACAGATCGGCTACTGGGTCGTCGGATGCCGTTGTTTTTTTATTCTTCTTCGCCATTTATTATCTCGCCTAAAGTATCAATGATAGAAATATAACGACTGCAATCAGGGCAAGGTTTGATTGGATTAAATCCCAAATCATCTATGAACATCCAATATGTTTTATCATGCTGACATATACAACAAAATTTTTCAACAAGACAAAGTCCATTTTGCCTTGATAAAATAAGATAATCTTTATCCATTGTAATTCATTCCCCTACCAATAAGACATTCAAATTATATCTTAATCCAAAAATAAAAACAATATAAAAACGCCTGAGCAGCAGAACCACTCAGGCGTTTTCAAGATTGTCAAAAAACTTGTTTTTACCCTAAATTTCTTAACTCTTTAAGAAAGTCGTCATCAGCCAAAACCTCATCATCCCCGTCATCAGATGACGCTTCTACCTTTTCTGCTGGCGGGGCAGACTCTTCTGGTGTGGTAGACTCTTCTACATCAAAAGGTGCGGTCTCACCACTCGCCGCACCTGCGACCTCTTGAGACTTCATTGAATCAGGCATGGGAAGAGTAACAGCCGGTGCGCCTTCAAGTTTAAATTCCGAAGGATCAAACCCGCCAGAAGCGTTCTCCTGTGCCACTCCAAGGAACATCTTAAGTTCATGCTTAAGCTCCTCTTCTGTCTTTAAGCTTCGAAGAGAAGAAAGGTCATGAAGTCCCGAAAGCCATTCTTTCGCACTATCTTTAGTGCCAAGAGGGGAAGGTTCAAGGAACTTGGATTCGTTATAATTAGGATAAGATTGAGATCCTGATTTTCTCATTCTCTTAATTAATTTAAAATCACGACCTTCCACCAAGTCACTAATGTCACCCAACGGAGACTCGCCAAGTTCCTCATC